CTTCAACGCCTTCGCCGCGCCGAGCCCTGAGCTGCCGGTGTCGTCGGGCGGGTACTGGCCGTCGAATTCGTCGAGTTGGGTGGCCAGGCTGTAGACGCGGACGGCGAAGTCCTCGTCGACCGGAAGTACCTGGCCGTTGACCGTGACAGAGGTGAGCCCGGTCCGGCCGAGGAAGTCGGTACCGAGGAGTCCGGCGGCCGCGTTGCCGGTGCAGGATGACCGGTTGCCCTGGTCGAAGATCGGTGCGCGGCGGGTCCAGTCAACGCTCTTGATGGCGGTCTTGGGTAGGACGCCGTGGGCGTAGTTGAGGCTGCGGGGGTCGTGTTCGACTTTGCGGCCGAGGCTTGGTCGTGCGGGCATGCGGGTTCCTCCCACAGCTAGGTTCCTTTGAATCGTAGCCTGTGGTACCGCATCGACCTATGAATCTAAGGTACCGTTCCTTCATCCCTGGCTCAGGGGATGGCGGCGGGAGCGTGTCCGTGCGGGTCGCGCTCTCGCCGCACCCGCCACCCGCACCCACCCGCACCAACCCGCACAGGAGCCGCACCATGACCGAACCCGTGTCACGGTCGGGCACACCCGACGACGAGAAGAACACCCTCGAAGCCCTGCGACAGCAGGTTCAGTGGGCGCGCCAAGCGCTGCGCGTCGAAGTCGAACTTCCGCGCCTCACCTACACCGAGGGTGAAATCAGCGTCGATGGTGACGTATTCACCATCCCGCTCTCGGCAGGCCGTACCACCGCCCACCTCGCCATGAGCCCCGTGGACGCCAAGCGCTTGACTGACAAGGTTTATGCCGCACTGTCGGACCGGCGTCGCCAGGCCGCTCTCAAAGTCCTAGAGGGCCACACCCCGGAGCACGACAGCAGGGACGGCTCAGGAGCGTACTGCGCGCAGGACGGCGAGGTCTGGCCATGCCCCACGGTCATCGCGATCGGTGAGGAGGGGGCATCGTGAGCGCCGTCTGCGCCGCGTTGGCGTTCCTGTTCGCGTTCGTCGTCCTCGGCCAGCCCACCGAAATCCGCGTTGAGCCCGCGCCCGCCGCGTGGAACAGCCGATGAACGAGCCCCTGCCGCCGTTCAGCGGCGACACCCCCACCTGCACCAAATGCCGCTACCAAGGCGCCAGCACCCAATACCGCGAACTCGGCCGGTGCATCCACGGCGATGCCATCTCCGTCATCGGTATCCAGAAGAACGAGCGCCTGCACCGCGAATGCCTGCGCTGCGGCCACGCCTGGGACGAAGCCCTCGCACAGGAGACGCCGTGACTGAGCCGACGCACCTCACCCGCGACCAACTCGCACCACTCGTCGCTGCCATCTACCGCCGCGAAACCGCCGCCCTCACCGAACTCCGCAACCTGCTGCCGCCGTTCCCCGGCTGCCCCACCTGCGGCCAGCCGCCCGCCGAACTCTTCGTCAGGAACGACCACCCCTCCCACTTCCTCGAAGACCGCGTCGGCTTCGGCTTCCGGCCCTGCGGCCACACCTTCACCGCCGACGGCGAAGACCTCTACAACGCCTACAACCAGGCACGCCAGGAGGCGACGTGAACACCGCCATCGCCATCACGCTCATCATCGCCGTCGCAGCCCTCGCCAGCAGCGGCATCCAAGCCCTCCGCGACATCGCCAAAGCCAAACACCAGACCGGCAAGCACTGCACCACCTGCACCTGCGACGCCGGCAAGGGGGCACAGTGACCACGAGCACCCGCGCCAGAACCTGTTCCTGCGGCAGAGAGTTCACGCCGAGCAAGAGCCAAGTAGACAACGGCTACGGCAAGTACTGCTCACGAGCCTGCTCGGACCCGGCAAGGCGCCTGAACCGAATAGCCGTTACCTGCCCATGCGGTGCCAAGTTCGAGGCCACCGACCGGCAGATCGCCCGCGGTCAGGGCCGCTACTGCTCCAAGCCCTGCATGTACAAGTACCGGGTCCGCCCCAAGGGCCTGACGTACGAGATCAAGACCCAGAACAGGGCGTGGTTCCAGCCTGGCCGCAAGGCGCCCACTGGCCCAGAGAACCCGCAGTGGAAGGGCGACCAGGTCAGCTACCGAGAGCTGCACCGGTGGGTCGCCAAGCATCGCACCAAGACTGGCGAGTGCGAGCGCTGCGGGGCCGAGGGCGAGACGCAGTGGGCCAACAAGAGCCACAAGTACCAGCGGGACCTGGCTGACTGGCTCGAACTCTGCCGGAAGTGCCACCGCAACCACGATTCAGGACCCGCCTGGGGCCTGGCCACTCAGAAGTACGGCCGCCGCGCCGTTCAGGAGGGATGCTGACGTGAAGGTTCTCGTAAGCGGAGGCGCCGGATTCATCGGTTCATGGATCAGGCGGGAACTCCTCGCGCGCGGCCACCAGACCCTGGTCATGGACCACCAGGACCGCCGCCACCACCTCGCCCCCGGCGAAGAGTTCTTCCTCGGCGACGTCCGCGACGCCACTGCTGTCACCGAGGCAGCCGCGCACGTTGACGGCATCATCCATCTCGCCGCCGTTCTCGGCACGCAGGAGACCATCAGCAACCCGCGGCCGTCCGCTGAGACCAACATCCTCGGCTCGCTGAACGTCTTCGAGGCCGGCGCCCAGTACAACCTGCCCACTGTGTACGCCGGCGTCGGAAACCACGCCTTCCGACTCATCGGCACCGGCTGCTACACGATCACCAAGAGCGCCGCCGAAGACCTGACGAGGATGTACAACCTCTACCGGGACGGCGGCCGCATCACCACCGTCCGCCCCGTCAACGCCTACGGACCCGGCCAGAGCGTGGCGGCTCCTTACGGTACGAGCCGCGTCCGTAAGATTGCGCCCGCTTTCATCTGCCGGGCCCTCACTGGTGCGGACATTGAGGTGTACGGCGACGGCACCCAGGTCTCCGACTGCGTGTACGTCGAGGACGTCGCCCGCGTCTTCGTCGAGGCCCTCGAACACAACGCTGCGACTGGCGGCCCCACGAAGGACCCGGTGGAGGTCGGCCCGCTCACGTCGGTCACCGTCAACGACATCGCTCGCCTCGTCGCCGAGTACGCGGCCGAGGTCACCGCGCGGGAGCCGGTGGGGATCAAGCATCTGCCGATGCGCCCGGGTGAGGTGCCGAACGCGGTGGTCTCGTCGGACACGTCGACGCTCGCGCAGATCGGCATGACCGCCGCGGACTTCGTGCCGCTGAAGGAAGGCATCCGGCGCACCGTCGACTACTACGCCACCCAATGGCTCCCCAGCTACGCCCCGGCCGCCTGACCGAAAGAGCGCATCCATGTCGACGACCGCTGAGAGCACGCGCCACCTCAAGACCATCTGGCGAGGTGACAAGGCCTGGCACTGGAAGGCCCTCTACCTCGGGCACGTCCAGCCGCGTGGCTACCGCACCTACCGTCGCAGCCGCTGGCTGTGGCAGTTCCACCTCACACCACTCCACATAGCCCGCGACGGCAGCAAGTGGGAAATCGGCCTCTGCTTCGGCAAGCGGACCCTCTTCCTGCTCTCCCACCACTGACCACAGGAGCCCGCGCCCATGGCCCGTACCGCAACCGACAGCCCGCTCGTAGACCATGCCCGCCGCGAACTCGCCCTCATCGGCGAAGACGAATGGCTCACCAACGGCCTGTGCAAGGTCATCGCAGCCTTCGCGGAAATGGGACACAGCGGGTTCTCCGCCGAGCACTCCACCGTCGTACTGGAGAAGCTGCTGCGCTACCAGCCCCTCAGCCCACTCACCGACGATCCCGCCGAGTGGGAAGACCGATCCGAGATGAGCGGCTACCCGATCTGGCAGAACACTCGCGACTCGCGCGCCATGTCCACCGACGGCGGCAAGACGTACACGCTCGTCGACGAGGAGCCCAAGACCGACGGCGGCGGACAGCCAGTACACGCCAGCAGGCCGAAGGCGCCGTAGTCATGACGCGCGTGCACATCTGGACCGCCGACGCAGCCGGATCCGGCTGGTACCGCGGCCACCTCGTCGCTCTCGGCCTGTCCTGGCTCGGCCATCACATGTCGATGGGGCAGCGCCGGCCGCCGGATGAGGAACCGTTGGACGCGATGATCGGGTGTCGTATCGCGATGCCGGGGGCGAGCAAGGCGTGGCGGGCGTTGAAGGAGCGCGGGATCAGGCTCGTGCTGGACTTGGATGACGACTACTTCCACCTCGACCCCGCCAACCAGGCGGCAGTCGCGGTGTGGACGCCGGAGATGCAGCAGTCGCTGGCCGCGAATCTGGCGCTGTCGGATGTGGTCACCTGCTGCTCGGAGCCCCTCGCCGAAGTGCTGCGCGAGTACGCGGTCGACGTCAGGGTGGTGCCGAACGGGCTGCCCGCCCAGTACCTGAGCGTCCCGCGTGACTACGAGGCGGTGGGCCGGCCGCTGTACGTCGGCTGGGCCGGGTCGGGGAGCACGGTCGCCGAGCTGCCGTTGGCGGCGCGGGCCCTGTCCCGGATTGCGGATTACCGTCGGCCGGGCGGGGTCATGGTGCGGCTGGTGGGGATCACGCCCGAGCAGGCGATGCAGCGCGGGTTGAAGGGCACGCGGGTGGGTGCGTTGGGTTGGGTGCCGCAGCCGGAGCAGTACCTCCGGGATGTGGTCTCTGAGTTCGATGTGTGGGTGGCCCCGTACCGGGACATCGCGTTCAACCGGGCGAAGTTCGCGACGAAGGCGCTGGAGGCCGGGTTCCTGGGGATCCCGCTGGTGGCGTCCGGGATCGGCCCGTACCGGGATGCGGTCGTTCACGGCGAGACGGGGTTCTTGGTGCCGCCTGGCCAGGAGCACCTGTTCGGCCGGTATGTGAAGCGGCTGGTGGACGATGCGGGGCTGCGGCAGCGGATGGGGTTGGCGGCCCGGTCGCGGGCGTCACGGAGCATTTTGCAGGCGTTGAACCAGCAGTGGGACGCCGTCGTACGCGTCCCGGAGAGGGCGGCGGTATGAACGGGCCCGAGCATTACCGGGAGGGCGAGGAGCGTATGCGCGCCAGCGACTACCAATGGCAGGAAGCCCACAACGGAGACGTCACGGGCGCCATGCACGAAGCCGCCATGGCCCAAGCCCACTTCCTCGCCGCTATCGCCGCCGTCCTTGCCGCCGACCGGTTCCCCGACAGCCGCGCCTGGCAGGAGGCCATCGGATGAAGATCGGTATCGCGCTCCCCGCTCGCAACGTAGCCCCCTACATCGAAACCTGCCTCACCAGCATCAACGCCCAAACCCATCCGTGTGCCGCCTACATCGTCGACGACGCGTCCGACGACGGCACCACCGAATTCCTCACCGACCGGCCCCACTGGTACCGGCGCCTCGTCCGCCACGAGGAACGGCAAGGCTGGCCCGCCACTCTCAACCACGCTGCGGCCCTGGCCCTCGCCGACGGCTGCGACGCCATCTTCACCGCCAACGCCGACGACTGGCTGCGCCTCGACTGCATCGAACAGTGCGCCCGTGCCCTCACCCGCCACGACTGGGTCGTCACCTATGCCCAGCAGATCGGCGGGGAGAACGTCGTCCAGGCCTCCGACACGCACGCCACGCTCGCGGACTTTGCGGTGTGGCCGCCGGTTGTCAACTACGCGCTCATCCGTTCCGAGGTGTGGCAGGCGGTCGGTGGCTATTCGGCGGACGTGAGCGTGCCTGGCTCCTACGGGTGCGCCGAGGACTGGGAGTTCTGGATCAAAGTGCTCAAGGCCGGATACACCGACTACGGCGTAGTCGCAGAGCCGACCTACTACTACCGGATGCGGCCCGGCCAACTCCACGAGCAGCGCGCCAGCATCCACGACCAGACCGTGGCGCTGATCCGCGCCAAGCACCCAGACGTCTGGGAACTCCACCGACAACGAACGGAGGCCAGCCATGGCCACTGACATCAAGCAGATCAGCTTCACCGACGGCGCCGACCTCCGCGTCGTTCACCTGACGTTCGGCGACACCTATGACGCCACCGCGATCGAATTCCAGGAGCACGGCGTCATTGTCGAGCACACCCTCAATGAGGTGGACTACCGGGTCTTCGTCCCGTGGGAGCAGGTCAAGCTCATCTACGAAGTTCTCTGACGCCCGCGCTCTCGCTGAAGGGACGATTATGATCAATGGCCACCGGGTGATCGTGTGGACTCCTTACGGCAGGATCCCCACGTACAGCATCCTCATCAACTACCTCCGCCGGGACGTCGAACGGGGCCTCGTCGACGAAGTCTGGGCGTACATGAACACCGAGCCGGTCGGGCAGGAGGCGGACATCGCCTACGCCCACGAGCTCGCCGCGACGTACCCGTGGTTCCACCTGAAGGAACGCCCCGGCGGCCGACCGAGAAATCGGATCATCCAACGGAACACCGGCTTCGCCTACGAGTACATGACCGACCCGCAGACGGTGTACATCCGCATGGATGACGACATCGTCTGGGTCGACGAGCACGCGGTCAGCAACCTTGTCTCGCAGCGGCTGGCTCAGCCCGCGCCGGCCGCCGTGTTCTCGACGATGTGGAACAACGCGATCGTGTCCTACTTCGCGCAGATGCAGGGGCTGATCCCGCGGGAGTGGGGGCGGTGCACGATGTACTGCATGGACCCCGTCGGCTGGGCCGACGGGGCATTCGCCGTGAAGATCCACGAACTGCTACTGGACAAGATCGACGCCGGGCGTGCGGACGACCTGGAGCTGTACCAGAGCTTCCCGATCAAGCCTGGCACCCAGTTCTCCGTGTCCTGCTTCGCGTCCCTCGGCTCCATGTACCGCGACCTCCCCGACGGGCCGGGCGTCCTCGACCCGAACCCGGTCACGATCGAGGAGGAGAACTGGCACACCGTCGCCCGCCCGCTGAAGACCGGCGTCTCCAACATCCTCGTCGGCAACGCCCTCGTCTCCCACTACTCCTTCAAGCCGCAGAAGCCCCACCTGACGAGCACGGACATCCTCGACCGGTACCGTGCGCTCGCCGAGAAGATCGGAGCCTGACCGTGACCCACCGCTCCGACGCCGAAGCCAGCCTCATCGCAGCCCGCGACACCCTCGCCGAGATCCAAGGCCGGCGCACCACCACCGACGTCGCCATCGCCAACGCCGCACGAGCGCAAGCCATCGCGACCGCAGCCGTAGCCCAAGCCATCCTCGCCCTCAACGACACCCTCAACCCGCCGGAGCAGCCATGAGCCAGCAGATCAGCATCGAGGACGCGTTCCCCACCTTCCAGAAGAAGGTGAGAGAACTCTTCGAGGCCAACCTGCTCCTCCAAGCCCAAAACGACATCCTGGAGCGCAAACTCGCCGCTGCGCAGGAGGGGAACAGCAGACTCCAGCAGGCCGGCGCCGCCCCGGCCCCCAGCGGCGGCCCCGATCTCGCGACGCAGCCTCCGCACCCTGGCGACGACCTCAGCTAGCGACACCTACCTGCAACGCGCCCTTAGGCTTCGCGGTACCAGCCCTGAATGGTGATGAGGCCACCGGACAGCAGGTCGACGCCCTGGATGTTGGACTCGTTGGAAGTGCCGTTGTCGACACGCAGCCTGTCGCAGGTTGCGCCGCTGCCGCCGGTGAAGAACACGCACTCGCCGCCGCGAATGCTGCTCGTGGCGTTGCCGTTGGCGCCGATGGTTTCGGCATGCAGGGTGAGGGCTTGCCGGTTGCCTCGGTCGACGGAGGAGGGCATGTCGACGGTGACGATGCTGGTGCCGCTGCCTGCGGCGTTGGCGTTGAGGTAGATGCACACGAAGACAATCTTGCCGAGCTTGTAGTAGTAGCCGGTTCGCGTGGTCCAGGTGACGGTGCCGCCGTTGGCGACGGTCGGCGTGTACGTCGTCCAGGTGGTCGTGCTCACCGTGAGGTTTCCGGTGATGGCGGCGGTCCCGGACACGGTGAGGTTGGTGCCGACGATGAGGCTGTCGTCGGTTTTCAGGGTGTCGGCCGCTGACCGGTACAGGTTGGTGTCGCGTGCGGCGTTTCCGGGCCCGAGTTCGAACTTGCCATCGGTGTAGATCCGGGTTCGGTCGAAGGTGTCTCCGGTGACGAGGGCGCTGTAGGCGATGTCGGTGGTGTCGGATCGCGACGCCTGGTAGTTGGTGTTGCTGCTGACGGCGCCGCCGGAGGAGCGGGTCAGCGTGGCGGCGCCGATAGACAGACTGCTGGAGGAGGACAGGGCGAGGTTCCCGCCGAACGTGCCGCTGCTGTTGGGTATCTCCACCCAGCTGGCGCTCGCTGGGCTGGTGCCGTTGGAGAAGTAGGTGCGGTACGAGGTGTCGGACTCGGCGATCGGCTTCCCGGAGTACGGGCTGGACGGGCGCGTCGACGAGGTGACGATCTGGAATCCGGCCGCAAGGTCGATCAGGTCGAGGTTCTGGCCGATGTCCTGGGAGTAGTCGACCAGTTCCGAGCCGTCAGACAAAGACTTGTACAAGCCCAAACGGGTGGTCGGGGTGTCAGGCATGCGGGGCCTCCCTGGCCAAGTCGGCAGTACGTATGGGGGCGGTCTTGCGGAGACTGCCGCGGGCGGCGACGACGGACTGCCGCATCGCGGTGACCATCTGGTCGGATGCACGCGGGGCCTGCCGGATGACGTCCAGGGGATCCACGGCCCGCGGCTTCTGCGCGGCAGTCACGACATGGACGACTTCCTCCTTGGCGCGCTGCACCAGCGTCAGGTGGCTGTCACGAGCAGCCTGCACACTGTCCGCGGTGAACAGCGCCGGGATCTCACCCGGGGCGCGGAGGCGGGCGGCGAACGGCTCGTGCAGGACCATGTCGAGCGCGGTTTCCGCATCGACTCCGTACTCGGCCATCCGCCAGTCGATGATGCTCTTCGGCATGACCTGCAAATGGGTGCCGCCGTCCGGGCGTTCCATGACCAGCATCCAGCAGGGAGTCTCGTTGTCGGGCCGGTATTCCCGGACTTCGGTCACGGTGTAGGTGTCCATGGGTCTCCTCAGATCCGGAAGCACCAGAAGTAGATGGACCAGGCCCCGGATCCGGCGGGGCTGATGTCGACGGTGAACCCGGTGGCATCGGATGCGGTGACGGCGCTGGAGTGCACGACGTTGTCGCGGATGGAATACATCGGCAGGAGCTGCGAGGACTTGGTGGCTCCGAAGGAAACCCCGACGGACGACGCGCTGCTGGTGGCGTCGATGGAACCGGTGAAGAGTCCCACGTGGGCGCCGCGGTCGACGAAGTCATCCCACTTGCCGAAGTGGTAGGTGATGCCGTCGTCGCCGAATCCGAACCAGTTCTCAGTACTGGCGCCGAAGTCGAAACCAATTTGCGTAGCCGACGCTGTGAGGTACGCGAACCCGCCTCCGGGAGAGGTGAGGAGGGCATTCGCGTCGTCGGCGATCAGGAGTCCGCCGTCCGTGCTGGCCCGGTGGTAGCCGGCGTACAGGGAGGCCGGTAGGGCCCAGACGAATCCTCCGCGGCGGGTCTGGTCGTCAGCCCGGATGACGGCCAGTTCGGCGGTGGTGGTGTTCAGGTAGACGCGGGAGATGACATCGACGCCGCCGTCATCGTAGGCGCTGGAGTTCATGCCGAGGCTGACGTCTGTGCCTGCTGAGACGGCGTTGATGTAGCCGAAGTCGGTGCCGGTGTTGGCGTACCAGCGGATCTCCGGGAGGTAGGTGCTGGTGGGGTTGATCTCGATGCGCTTGCCGGAGGTGCCCGATTTGAGCTGCCCGATGATGGACACGCTGCCGTCGGCGGCCGCGATGTTCACCGTCTGGGTGCCGGCGGAGTCGTAGGCGAGCATCCCGGCCGACGAGAGTTCGACGCGTGCGCCGGTGTCGGCGGTCTTGATGCGGGAGCCGACGATCCAGTCGGCGGAGATAGTCCCGGCGGTGACCTTGGTGACGGTGAGGTCGCTGATGTGGGCGTCGTCGATGAGGAGCGCCGTAGCGGTCGCGGCGTCCGACGGGCCGGACTTGTTACCGGCCTTATCGACCGCGACCACCCGCACGTACCGCGCGGAGGTCTCCTCGACCTGCACGGTGTAGACGACGGGGATCTGCGCCTGGATCATGCCCGCGTTCGCGACGGCCTTGCCGAGGAGCGTGCTGGTGGACGGCGTGAACGTGGGCTCGTAGCTCACGTGGACTTCGAGGTGGTCGAGGTCGGATTCGAGGTTGTAGGTGCCGCCGGAGCTCTTGCCGAGGGTGTGGGTGATCTGCACGGCGATCCGCGACCCGGCCACGGACGGCGGCTCCGGCGTGGACGGCGGAATGTTGTCGCTGGTGGCGACGAACGTGGTCGTCCCGGACCAGGCGCCCGTGTTCCCCGTCGAGTCCACGCCGCGGATCTGCACGTCGTAGCCGATCCCCGGGGACAGGTCGAGGAGTTCAGCTTGGGTGTGGTCCCAGGCCACCGTCATGTACTGCCACTGCGTGGACGGGGCGGCGAACGGCTGCGCCCAGACCTGGATGTCCTCCCAGCGGATCTGAGACACGGCCGCCCAGGTCGCCGGGTAGATCATGTCGGTGTCGATCGCCCACCGGATGTCGTAGTGGTCGCCGTCCAGCACGGTGGAGCCGTCGACGTTGTTCGGGGCGTTCCACGAGAGGATCACCCGTGCTCGGGTGAAGCCACGGTCGTCGAGGTAGGCGGCTCCGGTGAACGGCTCGATGAACGTGGGCACGCCGGGCGTGGACGTGTCGCTGTTGGGGCGGGTGCCGACCGGCTCGGTCGAGGAGCTGGTGAGCTGCCGGGAGAAGTCCCCGACCGTCACATTCGACGTGCTGTCGGTCTCCCACTCCACGTACTGGGTGAGGTCCGTCCACACCCCGGCCCCGGACCGGTAGGCAACCGTGTACCGGTCGGTGATCGCCCACTGTGTCTCAGTCACTTGCAGTTTGATCGGGTTGATCCGCAGGCCGCGGAACGTCACCTCGGTGGACGTGTCCACCAGCCCGGAGTCCGGGTCGTACACCCACACGTGATCGCCGACGGTGAAGGTGCCGTGGACGTCGTAGTCGCTCGTCGAAAGGCTGAGGGCGTTCCTGGTCGAGGTGAACTGCGACAGCGCCAACTCCGCGCGGGTGGCGGCGTTCGCGGTCGCCGTATCCGACTCGCTGACGAGCCGCGTCAGCTTCAGCGTGTTGCCGTGGATGTCCTTGTACGAGGTCGCCGGCGAGATGTCCGCGCTGCCGGTGGCGATACTCGACCCCTCGCCCTCCGCGAGCAGGACGACTCGCGTGCTGTAGTCCTCCACATCCCGGGTGACATCTATGCTGCCGGGCAACGCCCGCAAGGTCATATCCTCGCCCGCACCGACCGCCATGATCACGCACGTCGGATCGGTGACGAACAGATCGCTCTCGGGGCCGGCGTCCAGCGTGCCGTCGCCGTTGACCCGCCAGGAGACCGGCACGCTGGTGGTGGACATGGTGTCGCACACGTAGGTGATCGCGCTGCGGGGGGACTCGTACTGGTGGCGGCCGGTGTACTGGCCGGACACGCTGTAGATGGTGCCCGCGGTCACCGCGCCCGAGGCGGGCAGCAGCATGTTGATTGCGGTGGCGAAACTCGTGGAGGCTGGTTCGACGGCGTTCTCGTAGACGTCGCCCTTGCCGTCCTCATCGCCGAGCCAGAACGCCATACCGACGCCGCCCACGCTGAGATCGTCCTGGGGGGCGTTCGTGCGGCCGTCGTCGCCGATCGTTCGGGTGCGGAGCACGCCGACGTAGCGGGCTGCGGCGAGCAGGTTGTCGCCGTACTGGGCCGGGTCGAGACGGCCCGGGACGATCGCGACGTGCCCAAAATAATCAAGGGCGTCGAGGACGTCGCGGGGGGTGTTCGGGGCGAGCTTGACGTCCCACGAGCCGAGGGCTTTGAGGATTTCAGAAACGGCCACCCGCCCTACCTCCGCACGCCATAGACGGCCTCGGGCATACATGCGATGTACATGTTCCGCAGGTCCGTGGCCGCGTCCCCGGACACCGCGGAGCCGCCGCCGGCTGCCACGCCGAGGAAGAAGTCCATCGTCGTGCTGGTGTTCTTCTGCACTCCGCCGTTGGCGTGCCCGGTGAACGTCAGCGCCGACCCGGCCACGAACCGGTTGCCGTCCGCGTCATCACTGGTCGCGGTCACATACCCGGATGCGGCCAACGCTGTGTTGTTCGTCTCCGCCGTGTTCAACCGAACCTTCAACTGGTCCGCGGAGGTGCCGCGCTGCAGGTAGCCCTCGACGAATCGGCTGCCGCGGCGCAGCGTGAGGTCCATGGTGAAGCGCCCTGGCGACAGGCTCTTGACCAGGCGGAGGATCGCCATCTCCGGGTCGTTCCGCAGGAGGACTGCCCCGTCCCAGGAGACGACCTCCGTGGAGGAGTCCGAGAAGATCCCCCAGAGTTTCGAGTGGTACGCGCCACCCGTGTAGGACTGCACGTCGAGCCTGCCGCTCGCACCCAAGGTGACGTTGATCAGCCCGTTGGTCAGGGACCAGCCGGTCGCGGCGAGGGGCACGTCGACGCCGTACACCTCTTGCGAGGCCGTGGTCGTGACCCGGACCCGGCCGACCAGGTAGTCGGTTGGGTCGCAGCCCCACCGCGGGGAGACGTCGGCGGGTACGCCGCGGTAGACGGTGATGGTGCCGTCCGCTCCGGCACGCGTCATGGTGGTGGGGTTGGTGGTGCCGGTGTAGTAGCCGTAGTGGCCGACCGGCGGGGCATGCCAGCGCTCGCCCGTGAGGCTGAAGTCGTTGAGGCGGACGGCGCCGGTCAATCTGCTCTGGAGGTCGGTTTCCGAGTCGGAGCCGATCCGGTCCAGGGACACTTTCCAGCTGGCGGTCACCGAGTCGTTGAGGTACTCGGTGTAGGTGGAGCCCGCCGACTTCACCGCATAGTAGCCGTTGCGTTCCGGTTTGTCCGTGAACGTCACCGGAATGCACTGGCCCGGGATCAGCGCGTTGATGCCATCGTGCCGGGCGATGACCTGCGCCCGGGTCAACGGCGGATACGACTCCTGCCCCTCCAGGTCCAGGCCGCGGCCATCGCCGCCGGACTCGGTCGCAACGAACGTCTCCCTGAGCGGGATCCGGCCGATGGTCAGGTCGCCCCAGTTGAATGCGGCCATCAGCGTGCCCTCCCCCGGTCGTAGTTGCGGAGCGCCTCTTTGATCTCGACGACCATGGCGTTCGCGGCCTTCTTCCGCTCGGACGGGCTGGACAGGTCGAACGTCCCCGCGATGCTGACGGTCAGGTTCTGGATCGACATCCCTGCGTGCAGGCCGCCGATGAGCGCCTGGAACTGGGCGCGCTCATCGGCGGTGAGGACGGCCTCCGGGCGGCCGGTGTTGTTCACGGCGAGTGTCGCGCCGGGCTGTAGCAGGCCGCCGGTGTCGTACTTCGTGGCGGGCTTGAAGCCCCACCGGCTGGTGAACATCGGGTCGTTGTAGCCGCGTGCGCTCTTGCCCATGTGGACGCCGCGGCCGCCCGAGCTCTCGACGTTCATCCCGGCGAGCGTGCCTGCAGTGTGGCCGACGCCCGCATTCGTGATGCCGATCATGAACGGGGAGTTCAGGTTCCGCACCCAACCGGACGGGCCATTGGAACCGGAGAACGCGCCCGTTGCCCAACGACGATGCGGATGCTCGCCGCGGATCACCGACTCGATAGCGGACATCAGACCCGAGCAGTCCCAACTGGGGTTCCCGTTTCCGGCCCACTGGTACTTCTTGCCGTCCTGCGTCTTCACCCACGCCAAAGCCCGCTGCACCGCCGGCCCGCCGACTGCCTTCTTGTCCTCCTTGCCGAGGAACCCGAGGATCCCGTCCAAGGCTTTGTTCGACAGGCCCTTCAGCAGGGAGCCGACGCCGCCGCCGGGAATGGAGTTGATGAGCGGCTTCACCAGCGAGGTGATGGCCTTGCGTGCCGCGGCTTGCAGCCCGCCGATGACGAGGTCCTTCGCCCAGTCGACGGCACCGCCGACGACGCTGCCGATCTTCCCGATGATCCCGCCCGACGCGAAATGCTGGGTCGCCTGTTCGCGCTTGCGTTCCTGCTGGTTGCTCGGGTTCCCGCCGGTCTTCGTGGGGTGGTCCTGGCCGAGCATCGCGTCGATACCGCGATGCCCGCCGAGCTGGTCGACCTGCTGCTTGGACAGGATGCGTTCGCCGGGGGTGAGCATCGCGGGAACCGTGTCGCTGTTGCCGGAGCCGGGGACAACGCCGCCCTTGTTGAAACCGAGGCTGATCGTGGGAAGGGTGAGGTGGCTGCTGATCTTCCCGGCGATCGTGTTCCACATCTTGCGGATGCCGTTGTTGTACACGTGATCGATGACCCACTTGATGGGGCTGCCGATCTTCGACTTGACGCCGTTCCAGATGGAGCCCAGCGAGTCCCGCAGGGTGGAGAACGCGGACTTCATCGCGTTCTTGAAGTCGGTGACCTTCCCGCGGATCGTCGAGAAGATGCCCGACACTTTGTCCTTGGCGCCGTTCCACAGCGAGTTCCACGTGTTCGTGATCCCGCTCTTCAGCGACGACACGCTGTCCTTCAGGGACTTCCACGCGCCGGACACCGCCGACCTCAGCCCAGACCAGAAGCCATCCCACTTCGAGCGCACCGCGCCCCATAGGTCCTTCCAGGTCTGCACGACCCAGTTCTTCAGGGTCGTGAAGATCTCCTTCGTCTTCGTCCACAACGACGTGAACCACGAGACGATCGCCTTCACCAGGTCCGGGATGATCGAGTGCCCGACCAGCGTGTCGTACAGCCACTTGAACCCGTCAACGATCAGCTTCACGCCGTCCGCCATGGCCTGCACAAACGTCGTGATCCACCCGATCACCGTCGTGATCACCGGCACCAGAATCTGAATCGCCCCGGCCAGCACGCCCGTGAACAACTGCGCCAGCCCGATGATGAGCGGCATCAGCGGCGTGATCACCTGCAGCGCCAAAGTGAGCAGCGCCGTCGTCAGCTGAGCAATCGGCGGGATCAACGGCAGCAGAGCCGTGATGATCGGCGGGAACAGCGGCGCCAGCTGGGCGAGGAACCCGCCGAGCATCTGCACGATCGGCGTAAGCGCGGCCACCACCGGCATCATCCCCTGCGCCAGCGCCGCGATCAGCGGCACCAGCGCGGACCCGATCGAGGAGAGTACCGGAGCGATCGCCGTGACGATCGCCGCGATCAGATCACCGAGCGGCTTCAACAGCGGCAGGACCGCCGCGACCAGGCCGACGATGACGCCGCCGATGTCCGACACCACCGGCAGCAGCGCGTCCACGATCGGCATCAGCGCCTCACCCAGCGTCTTCGCCAGATCCACCAAGACCGGCCCGAACTTCTCCGCCAACTCTGTTATCACGGGGGCGATCGCGGCGAGCAGCGGCAGAGCTGCCTCAATGACCGCACCGAGCGTCGTCGCGAAGACCTTGGCGACCGCGTTGATGGCCTTGAAGATCGATGTGAGGGCCTTCTGCACCTCCGGCATAGCTGTGATGCGGCGGAGCTCCTTGAACGTCTCGCCGAGCGCCCCTAGAGCGTCGCCACCGGCCTTCCCGGCGGCTTTCATGACGTTGCCGAGGGTGCCGAAGATGTCACCGATCAGATGCCCGAACTGCGAAGCGATGTCCAACGCCTGATCGATGATCTTTTCCAGGTGGCCGTTCTTCGATGCCTTGTCGATCTGCTTGGAGAACCGGTCGAAGAAGCCACCGGCCGCTGTGGTGACACGCTTGAACGCCGGGGACGCCGCGATAGAGATCTGCGTCAGACCTTTGATGAACTGGCCCGGCACCTTCGCCAGGGGCTTGAGTCCCTCGTTGAGCCCCGCGAACAGCTTCTTGATCATGCCGGTCTTGCCGAGTTCGGTGACCGTGGTCATGGCGTTCTTCGCCATCGTGTTGAGCACGCCCGCCGTACCGGACAGTCCCTGCTTCAAGGACGGCAGGATCGCCGTGGACATGGTCGTGAACTTCTGCCCCAGCCCCTCGAACAGGGTGTTCTGGACGTCCAGCTTCAGTCCCCGCCACGCGTCGCGCTGGGCAAGGACCGCGTCGACGAACGCGCGGGCGTTCGGAGCGAGCTTCGCCATCGCGTCGCCCACCTTGCTGGTGGCTGCGGCCCCGGACTTCTGCGCGTCCGCGAGGGCCTGCGCCGCCTCCCGCGCGGCCTCCTGCGCATCCGCGATCTGCCGGGCCCCGTCCGCTGCGGCCTTCGCCGCAGCCGCCTGCGCGTCCGCCACATCCCTTTGGGCTTTCGCGACGCGCTGCGCCCCGTCCTCCTGCGCGCGGGCCGCCTCGATCTCCGCGTCCTTGAGCGCCTGGGTCTTGTCGGCGACTTCCTGGTTGGCGTCCTTGATGTCGTCCTTGGCCTTCTTGACCTTCTGAGAGCCCTCCACCCCGGCCGTGTTCGCGGCGTCGGTCTGGTCCTGCAGCCGGGCCGTCTCGGTCTGCTGCTCCTGCAGCGCCTGCACGGCCCTGTCGTAGGCCAGCTGCGCCTTGTCGAGCTCCTCCTGCGTGGCCTTGCTGCCCTTGGCCTTGACCGCGGCCAGCTCCTGCTCGGCGTCCTGGAGGTCGAGGACCTTCTGCCGCTGGTCCAACTGGGCGTCCGCGAGCCGGTTGTTCAGGTCTTCCAGTTCCTGCGCGGCTTCCTTCCGCGCGGCCGTGAGATCCTGCTGCGCCTGCCGGGCCGCACGCTGCGCGTCCGCGAGATCCCGCTCCGCCGACGCCACCGATTCGGCCGCGCGCCGGTTGGCGTCGGCGACGTCCTGCACGGTGTTCTTCAGGTTCTGCTGCGCGTCCTGAATGTCCCGGGCCGCCTTGACGCGGGCCTCCGCGGCGTTGACCTCCGCGTCCTTCACCGCTTGCTGCGCCTTCGCGAGGGACCGCTGGGCCGACTCCACCTTCCGCGTCGACGACTCGGCGGCGCCCGCGGACTTCGTGGCCGGCGCGAACGCCGCCTTGAACGCGTCCCCGATCCCACTGGTGCCGATCTTGATCGCGGCGAACGCAGCACCCAGCGACAACACCGCCGGCGCAGCCACCGCGGCCGCCGGGCCCATCTGGATGAGCGCTTGTCCAAGGGACGCCAGGGCCGGCGACGCACCGACCGCCAGGACCTTCAGGTTGGTCAGCGCGGAGAACAGGCGCTTGATCCCGGATGAACTGCCGCCGCTGCTGCTTCCGAGCGAGGACAGCACGCCGATCATCGAACGGTCTAGGTCGACGCGGACGTTGACTGTGCGGTGCCGCGTCAGCAGCGCCAGGTCGTCAGCCGCCGCGCGGGTGTCCGCGTCCGCGGTGATGCGCGTCGTACGCGGCCGGGTCAGCAGAGCCAGATCGTCCGCCGCCGCACGCATGTCGAGGTCCGCGGTGATCCGGGTGACACGCGAGCGAGCGAACTCATTCAGGCGGGCAAGCGCAGCGGAGTCGTCGAGTTGGACGCGGATGTTGACGACACGGTCCTTGGTGAGCCGGTCCAGCGCGGCCGACACACGCCGGACGGACGCCTCGGACAGGTCGGCGTCGATGACCGCCTTCAGTACAGTCCGCGAGTGCTCGTCGGCGAACCGGCGCAGCTTCGCCAGCGCGGCGGAGTCGTCGATGTCGAGGGTGACGGTCGCGGTCGTCTTCTTCGACCGCAGCCGCTGCATCGCCCGGTCGTAGCCAGTCTCGTCGGCCGTGACCTCGACGTATCCCTCGGCTATGCGAAAGCTACCCGCCACCTTGCTTTCCTCCGCTCACGATTCCGGGGAACATGACCCGGAACGCTGTCAGCGAGACCTCGCGGTCTCCGCCGTCACCCGTCGCGGGTGGTGCGTCGTTTCGTGTGCGGGTTGTACTGCTCGTACTGTTCGCTTGTGTTGCTTCCCGTTCGGCTTCGATGCGGGCGGCCATCACACCCTGGTACGCGGCCAGCCGGTGCGCGAGGGCGAAGTACCGTCGTGCGCTGATCTCTTGCTCAAGGAGATCAATTCCGTAGATGGCGAGGAAATCGGCGTCCAAGTCGTCCTGGTGGTCGAGGACCCACATGACCTGACCGAGGCGGTCCGCGATCGCGTCCAGCCAGGCGGACTCGTAGGCCCAGTCACGTAGGCGGGTCAGCCACGCCGGGCCGCTTTTCCCTCCTTCTCCTTCTCCGGGCCGCCGAGGGCCTGCTTGATGATGATGTCAACGATCTCTCCGAGCTGCTCCTCGGTCAGCGCGCGGGACTCCTCCAGCGCCGTGTACGCCTCCTCGCCCAGCACGCGAATGAGGAGCGGCGCGGTCGCCAGGTCGTGGCCGACCTCGGCGGCGTGCCGCAGGTACTGAAGGGCAACACCGCGCGAGATGTGCTTGGGGATCGTGTACTCGGTGTCGCCGATGTAGAACAGCGGAACCCGCTCCTCGGGGACTTCGGTGTCGGCCGCGATCCGGATCGGCTCGAAGTCCAGACCGCCACTGCCGTTCACGCTGGGCTTGGCGGCGGCCCGCTTGCGGGCTGCGGTGGTCTGCCGGGTACGGGGGGTGGTGGGTGCCATGGTGGTGCTCCTCGCAGGCGTGCAGGGGTAGGGGCTAGCTGGTCTGATCGACGATGTGTATAGGGGCCGTGGACGCGGACACGTAGTGACCTGCGAACTTGACGCCGAACACGGTCATCTTGTCCTTCGTGTACGCCATCTCTGTGGCGTCCGTGGACAGTGCCTTGCGGACGATGGCCCGCCGCGTGTACGCGCCGCCCGGGGCCCAGCCGTCGAAGAGGAGCGCGATGTACGTCGGCTGCGTCGCCGAACTCGCGAACGACGGCTCGAACGACGAGTAGCCCGCCCCAGACGCCGATGTGCCGCCGTTCAGTGCCAGGCTGAGGTTGTCCAGGGTCGGTTCGGCGAGCGTCGTCTCCACCATGAAGTCGCGCTTCGTCAGCCGCGAGCCGACACGGTCAACGATCTGGTCGACCTCCAACTCCTGATAGCTCTGGTCGATGGTGAGCTTCACACCGTCCTGGGTGCCGCCGACGTCCGTCCACGACGAGGCAGCCGGGGTGGTGTTGACGGCGGTGTCGGCGGGCTCGGTCGCACCGAACGCTCCGGTGTAGAGGGTGGCAGGTCCCTCGACCAAGTTGGTTGCAGTCACGGACACTGGTCAGTCCTCCTTGCTGGTGGCCGACGGGGCGGCCTTCTTTGTGGTGGCCGTCCGCGCGGCAGGCGCCGGCGGAGGTACGGGAGCAGCAGGCTGCCGGGTGTAGTCGTGGGCGATGAGGCCCTGCCGCTTGAGGTCGAGGTACTCGGCGTCACCGACGTCGATCGGCTGGTCGGGCCGCATGGTGGTGGAGATCCTGTGGGTCATGCCGGGTAGTCCTCTCGCTGCAGCGGGAAGCGGTGGTGGGCGAACTGCGGGTGGAAGCGGAGCTCCAGGGTTTGCTCGGGCGGGATGTCGCGCGGGCACACGATGACGCGGGCTCCGGCGATGAGGAACTCCAACTCGGCCCGGTTGTCGTGGACCAGCACGCGGCCGTTCCAGGTGAGGAGGTCTCGGCTGGTGGCGCCCTGGAGGGCGTAGCGGCTCATGGCACCTCCACCCATGCGACGGCCAGGCCCGGGATGCTGTAGCGGGCGTAGCTGCTCGGGTCGTCGGGGACACGGCGCGGGTCGCCCGTGACGTAGGCGGAACGGACCTGTACGTCCGGGTAGCCGGCCGGGAGGGTGACGGTCTGCGGAATCGCGGTGTGGGCTTGGCACGCGGTGTTGATGGCTTCGGCGAGGCAGGCTGCCTTGTTCCATGGCGGCTTCTGGCTGCTGGTGTTGGCGGCCCAGCAGTCCACGCCGATGACCGGTTCCCGCATCGGTACGTAGGCGTTGGGGGTGCCGCCGACGGTGGTCACGGTGACGAAACCGGTGGTCTCCCACGAGAGGCTGCCGTCGCTACTGGGCTTGGGCAGGGTGGTGGCCACGATGTCACCGACCACAGTCTTCAGCCAGGCGATCGCGACGAGTTCGGGGGTGGCGCGGAGGGCGGGTGTGCTCATGGTGTCCTCCGCTGGAACAGGGCTGTGCGGAGGAACGGCCGGGGGGCGGTGCCGGGATGGTTGACGCGCGCCACCGGATGCTGGGCGCCTTCCCAGTACAGGGCCTTCTTGTAGCGCGGCTTGATGACGTGTGCGGACGTGCCCATCTCCACGTCGGTGCAGTAGTTCACGTCGAGCGAGCCGACGCGGAGCACCTTGTCGTGGACCTCGCTGCGCAGCGATTCGAGGAGCCTGCCGGTGCGTTTGGGCACGTAGTTCCGGGCGTCGGAGAGGATCGCGGAGCCGATGGTCTTGTCGAGCCAGTCGTTGATGGCTGCGTCGACGTGCGCGCGTGCTGAGGGGTCGATCCGTACACCGGATCGTGCCATGGCCGCCTCCTCTCCGAAGCCGGTCGTTGTGGTGGCCGCCCGGTCTCCCCGAGCTGTGTGGCCTGTTCAGTTCTTGATCGCGTTGTGGGTGCCCGCAAAGTGATCAGGTGGTGCGCCGCAGCTCCAGCCGCACGTCGGCGGCCACGGCTGCGGAAGTCATGGAGGAGACGGCCTCAACGATGTACGTGGCGCCGGTCTTCTCGTCGTACAGGCGGTCCTGGTCTGTGATGTCCGTACCCGAGGTGACGCGGCCGACGGCGTACCGCACGATCCGCGGTGTGGGATCGTCGCGGGTCGTGGTCCGCCGGGTCTGCTCGACAATCGACGCTGGGATCCCGGTGTAGACGGCGGTGTTCGTGTCCTGCTCGTCGCCATACGCGTCCGTGGTCGTGCCCCGGTACACGGTCACCGTGGTCGTCGCGAGCGCCAGCATCAGACACCCCCATGGCTGAGCGGCCGCCACCTGGGGTCGTTCTCGTCCTGCGTCGCGGAGGTGACGTTCAGGGTCCGCGAGAGCGGCCGGCCACCGCGTCCGATCCGTAGCGGGCGCATCCGCTTCCAGGACAGGCGGTCGATGCAGCGCTTTGCGAGCGGGGCGAGGATCTGGGCGTTGTCGTGGCGGAACGTCGCGGACACCTGGTCCTGGCTGACGCTGCTGACGTCCATGTTGGTGAAGGCGTCGGGGTGCTGGGTGATCCACGCCGCCTGGTAGGAGACGGCCTGCTTGAGGAGGCGGAGGTTCTTCTCCGAGATGTTCCCGGCGTCGGATGCGTCGGTGGTGGTGTCGGCGAAGATCTCCACCACGGCCTGAGCCTGCGCAACCTGCGCGGCGGTCGCACTCACACCGGTGTAGGTGGCGACGTCCCCGGTGGTGGCCCAGTCGGTCATGACGTCCCCCGGCAGAGGTGGACTTCGTACACGTGCTGGCCGTCGACCGTGCCGACGCGGTAGCCGCCGCCCATCGGCTGGTAGCCGTGGGCCTCGGCTGCAGCGACGACGGCCGCGCAGTTGGCTTGGTGCTCGCGGTCGGCGAGGTGCTCGCCAGCCGGGTATCGCTCCTGCCACACGGCGGGCACCTCTGGCGTGGCATCCGTGACGGGCAGGGCCTGGTCTGCAGGGTCAGCCGTGACAGCCTCGTTCTCGGCGCGCAGCGGCCCCTGCTTGCTGTCGGCCTCGGTGAGGCGGGCGACCATGGTGTCCTTGTCGCGGGCCGTGGCCAGGCCGCGGTCGCGGCATGCCTGCTGCAACTCACGTGCGCTCATGCTCTGGTAATCCACGCCCATACACCTCTCTGCGCCTGTATGCGGGGTCTCCGCCGAGGTGGCACCCACCAAGCCCCGGCGGAGGATCCAAGGGGAGGATCAATCCCGCATCAGGACACGTCCTCCAAAACCGCCAGCGCGTTCTCGTGGCCGACAACGAAGCCCTTACGGACGCGGATCTTCACCGCGGTGTTGTCCGTGGTGTCCTGCGCACGCGCCTTGTCGACGAGGATCTCCCCGTTGGAGCGGTCGCCGCGCTTGAGGAACTGCCGGTTGCCGTAGATCAGCAGCCCGTTCCCCGTCGGGGACTGGGTGTTCGTCGCGGACACCTTGCAGCCGCGGGACCAGGCGATCGGCGCCTCGAACAGCATGTCCGGGGTGCCGCCGGTGCCCTGGGTGAAGATCGGGCGCCCCTGCCCGTCGAGGCAGCTGCGGAGCTTGGACCGCCAGGACGGGGAGGCGATGACGAGCTGATCGGCTGCACTCCAGTACTTGCCGTTTTCGACGAGGGCGAACGTCGCGGACAGCTTCTCGTACAGGCTGGTGCCGTCGGGGGTGGAGGCGATCTGCAGGGTGCCGTTCCACGACAGATAGTTGTCGTCCGCCGTGTACGACGTGGCGGAGTTGGTGGTGCGGAGCGACTTGTACACGGAGTCGTACAGGATCGTGGTGCCGTTCGACGCGGCGGACGTGCCGAGGCACGCGTTGTCGAAGTGGTCGGCGTACGAGATGGCCCAGTCGTTGCCCTTGGTCTTGACGGTGTCGATGACCGAGTCGACGTCGGACAGGTCGTCCTCGTCTACCTCGAACAGGCTGTTGACCTTGCGGGCGGTCAGGGTGACGTAGTCGTTGTCGGAGGTGTCGGCGGTGTACGTCGAACCACCGTTCACGTCGAGGCCCGCGCTGCGCAGGATCCGCTTGGTCGCGGTCGTCATCTTCGTCGGATGCGCGTACCGTTCGACGGCCGAGTCCGCGAGGACGCGCTGAATGACCTGGTCATCCCATTCGATCGGGATCCAGTTGTCGAGAATCGTCTGAGCAGACACCCGAATACTCCATGGGGTGACAAGGGGCTCACAGCCCGCGCGGTTGGTGGGTGCCCTTGCCTGGGCGAACTGTGAGCCTCCGGCTCAAACGTCGACCCCGCTCGGGGGTCTAGCCGCGCATCAGCTTTTCGGCGACCTGGTGTGCCCAGTCCTTGGGCTCCGGCGCGGGGGGCTTCTTGTCGGCTGTGTCAACGTTAGCCGCCGGGCTGCCGTTTTGGCCAGAACCGCCGTTCGGCTTGGACGGTCCGGAGCGGTTGCGCTTGAAGAACTCGGGCCACTCGGTCTTCAAGCCCTCGATCTGCTCCGTCAGGCCGGTGATCTCCCCGTCGTCGTCGATGTCTATGTCGTCGAAGTCGAGGAGCTTCATCAGATGCCCGAGCCGGGAGCCGTTCCACCCGGCCTTCGCCAGTTCCTGGTTGAAGCCGACGGTGAACGAGTGCATCTGCCTGCGGCCTCGGAGCTGCGTTTCCGTGACCGCCTTGTCCAGTAGCCGCTTGACGTCGGCTTCGCTCATGCCGGGGGCCGCGGCGGCGGGGTCCTGCGGCCTCGCTGCGGGGGCGGGGTCCGGCTCGGGGTCGGGCTCCAACTTGTTCCCGGTCTTCGGGTCGATGCCGTGCTGCCGCAGGTACTTGCGGCGCGCCGCAGCCTCAGCGTCGGCCTTCCGCTTCGCTTCGACGAGCTTCTCGTATTCCTCCCGGCTCGGCGGCTGCCAGTCGTCGACGGGCTCCGGGTCGGGCTCCGGGGCCGGGTCGTCGGTGGGCTCGGGGTCAGGGTCTCCGCCGTCGGCGTACAGCACGAACGGGTTGTCGTAGGGGTGCGCCCATCCGGGCATGTTGGGTGCCATCTGGTTCTCCTTCAGAAGTGCCCGGCCGCGACCGCGGTTCGGGCCTGGCGGCGCACGGCGGCAGGAACACCGCGTGTGGCGAGCAGCGTGCGTGCCGCACGGAGCCGTGCGGCACGGGACTCGGACGGCCGGGCGGAGCCGGCAGCGACGGACCGCCACGCCTGCTCCCGCAGCAGATCCGGCAGCGCTGGGCCGCGGCGAGGCGCCCACTCGTCACGCCACGGAACCAGCCGGCACCGGCAGCGAGGGTGCCGCGGTGGGCCGTCGATCCGGGCTGCGGACGTCTGCCGCTGACGTGGGTCGAGGGCGAGGCCGCCCGGGAACGTGCCGTCCGCATCGGCCAGACGTCCGGCGTAGGCGAGGCACAGCACACAGGCGTCCGGCTCTGCCACCCACAGCCCGCGCGCGCCGAGCGCTGCCACGGCCTGCGCGGCCCCGTCGTTGATGGCCCGGTGCAGCGCCCACGACGCCGCCCTCCCCACCAACCCGACCGCTTTACGCGCCGCGCCAATGCCAGTGAGGACACCCCGCCACCCGGACCGGCCCACCTCTTGATCCGACAGCAGCCGCGCCGCCAGCCGAAGCTGCTCCCGGACCGTGCCGCCCAAGGCGCGCGCCGCCTGCAACGCCTCGGACGGCACGGTCACCTCCGGCACACGATGGCGCCCGCCCGCCGCCCGCACGGCGAACGCCACCGCATGCCTGGCCCCCAGTCCGGCCGCCTCGCCGAGCCGGGCCGCCACCACCCGCGGGGCCCGCTCCTCCAGTCCAGCCGTTGCCCTGCCGACGTCTCTGCGGACGCCCGCCAGGTAAGCGGCGAGCGCAGGACCGGAGCCGGCGACGGTGAGCGCCCCGAACGCGGTCACCCACCCGCCGAGGGCAGCAGTGATCGCCGCTGCGAGTGCGGTGTCCGCGCCGCCGTCGGCCTCGCTGACGGTCTGGGATTCCAGGTCGGTGGCCTCGCTGGTTTGCTGCTGCTGGACCAGGTCGGCGAGCTGCTGCGCATTGGCTGCCATCAGGTGCCGGCCTCAAGTTCATTGAGGTTCACGGTAGCGCCGAGGACCGAGTCGAGGAGCTGTGTCACCTGGGCTTCGCTGATCGCGCCGAGTTGCACGCCGGTACCGAGGGCCTGCACCGCGTTGCCGAGGCTGGTGAGCAGTTCCACGCGGCGGGCGAGTTCGGCGTCGTCGTCCAACTTCGACATCCATCCGCGTACGAGTTCCGGGTCCCGGCCGGTCTCCACGAGCGCCTGCTCGCGGGGCACGCCGGCGTCGATTTTCGCGGTGACGGTGGCCCAGCCTTCGGCGTCGTCGATCTGCTGCGGCGGCTGCCAGCGCACCTGCACCGTGACGTCCTCGACACCGAGGAGGGCGAGGGCGTGCTCGAAGGCGTCCTCGGTGACCGGGCCGAATGCGCGTTGCAGGTGGTTGACGCGGGCGATGAGCGGCGCATTCGCCTCCCTGCGTGAGGCGCCGGACATCTGGTCGCCGGTGGAGTCGAACAGGTGGAACGGCGTGTCCGTCACCTGGCTCATGGCCTTGATGTACCGGTCCAGCGGCTCCATGTAGGTGGACGGGTTCGCGGCCTCGAACTGGCCGACCTGCTTGTAGCCCTGCAACTGCCAGAACTCGCCCGGATCCGAGCGCAGCTGGGAGGGGTTGCCCGGGTCCTCCGGATCCGCTGCGGTGTCCTCCGGGAAGTCCGGGTCGAAGTCGGCTTGCTGGCCGGGCTGGTCGACGGTGGGGTCGATGAGCCCGTACCGCTGGGGCAGGGACTGGTAGTCGATGACCGCTGCGTGGGACAGGACCAGCTTGTTGATCAGAGTTTGCGCACCGTAGGCGGCGTAGTGCTCGGGCCGTCCGTAGGGGCGGGCGGTGCGGTAGTGGTGGAACGGGAACCCATATGGGTGGGTGATGACCGGGGGCTGCCCGTCGCCGGTGTAGGGCTGCCACCTTTTCGTGCCGGTCTTGTTCTTCGTCAGGACGTAGCGTTCGATCCGCGACAGCGCCGCGCCCGTGTCGTCCACGGCGGGCGGGTAGTACAGGTCGGCGCGGACCGTCTCGGACTCGCCGTGTCCGACACACCACGACTTGATCGCCAACTGGACTTGGAGCGGGTGCTCGTCGTCGTAGATGACACGGACGGTGGTGGGGCTGTGCACGGTCATCCCGACGGACGTGATAGCGCCGTCGGGGTCGAGGTTGGGCCACACCATCAGGTAGGCGTCCCCGAGTGAGCAGGCTTTCTCCAGCAGGCCCGGCAGTTCCATGTCGAGCTGGTTGACGGTGATCAGGTCGGTGATCTCGTCGTCTGCGTGCTGGTCGCCGGTGGTGATGCTGGTGATGTGAAGGCGGTTCAGCACGGCGCGGACGGGGATCCGGGCGAAGTTGAGCTCGTCGATCTCTTCCAGCTGGGACTTGGCGAGAAGCCGGGCCACGGCGTCGGAGGCGTAGATTTCGTCGACGTCGCCGTCGTAGTAGGACTGGGCCTTGGCGTAGGCGGGACGCGCCTGGGTGAGGTCTTCGAACGCGCCGAGCAGTTCCGGGCTTGCTGCCACCGACCACACCTCCCGATTTGCCTTCGAATCGAAGGTTACGGCATGGCTCTACTCCCAGTCACGAAGGCGGCAGGCTATCTGGGGGTCACCGACCGGGCCGCAGCACGCTTCCGCGGCGGCGGCTTCAAGAACCGCAACACCGCATTCCCCACACTGTCGACCAAGTCATCGTTCAACGCCTTCGGGAACGCGCACATCTGCTCCTCCAGCGCACGCAACGGCCGCGCATGCACCACCCGCGGCGGCACCGCCTGATACAGATTCAACAGGCGGCCGGCCCGCACCGTCTTCGGCTCCGAGTTGTGCACCGTGATGATCCGCACCGGCAGTCCGGCCAGCACCTCCCGCCACATGTCGCCGCCCTGGTTCGTCTCCACCAGCACCGCACCCACATGCGGAAACGACTCCAGCAGCTGCACCACCCGCGCCCGCAGCGCAGCCCCTTGCAGCTTCACCGCCTCCGCATGCTCGACCACACACCGGGCAGGCCCACCAGCGGCCCCATCGGCAACGCCCACCACTGACAGACCGGTGAAGTCAGACGACTTCTTCGTGGTGACCGCGCCGTCCACGGACAGATACGCCCGGACCACGGGCGGCTGCTCGTAGGTGAAGTCGGACGGCGACCAGTACTCGGCATCCTCCGGCACCGGCTTGTTCGCGAAGTTCTTCATATAGCTTCGCGTCGACGAGATCGACTGCAGATACTCGGTCGACCATCGGCCCGGCCACAACGACCGCTCCGTGCCGTCGCCGAGCGGGACCAGCGGCGGAAAGTAGGTGACGTTGAACCGCTCGTCGGCGATCCACCGCTCCGGGTCGCCTGTCTCCGTGGCGGACTTGGTCAGCTGGTCGAGGATCCCGCCGGGCAGGTTCACGGTCCCCACGAGTCGGACGTGCGCCCGGTCGTTCATCGGGAGCACGCCGTCCAGCAGCGTCGTCAGGCGTTTCTTCGCCTGGTACTGCGAGTACCCGGCGCCTTCCTCGCCCTCGATGTCGTCGAGGAGGAGCATGTCGGGGCGCCGGTTCTCCGGGTCGACCAGACCGAGGACTTCGGTGTCGATGCCACGCGCGGCGAAGGAAAAGGATGACTTGGTGAACAGCAGCGCTTGTGAATCGGCGACGGGAGTGCCGTTCTTCTTTCGGGCAGGCTCACACAGATCCGGGTAATCGAGGCGCAAAAGCTTGTTTGTCTGGAGTTCCCTCCTCAGGCCGGCCAAGTGATCTTGCGCCTGAGTCGCGGAACTGGAGAAGGCCGCAACAAAGTTGACGTGACCGTGGCATGCCGCCCATAGCGGAGTGATGAGGAAGAGGCTCGTACTCTTCCCACTGCCGCGAGGGGCGACGTAGGCGCGCCGGGACTCCTTCGGCCCGGGGGTGCGGACGAGTTCCAGGGCGTCGCGGTAGATCGTGAGGTGAACGTCGCCGAAGGTGACGGTTCCCTCGTGGTCCTTGAGGAGGTGCGGCACGTAGAGCGTGGCCCACAACAGCGGGTCCAGCCTGGTGAGCGCGCGCCGGCCTTCCGGGGAGCCCAGCAGTCTCGGGTCGACCCTGGTGACGTACTCGCCGAGGTGGAAGGTGCCCGCGTCGTGGGGGGCGCCGCCCTCGGTGTGGAGGTAGGGGGTGGCCTGCGGGCGTGCCGCCTCCGTGGTGGTCATGGCTGCGGCTCGCCTTTGATGCGCGCCTCCTCCGTCGCGTTGCGTGCCTGGGCCTCCCGGATGAGTTCGGCGAGTTCGATGTCTTCCTGGGTGACCTGGTGGACGGTGGCGTCGACCTTCACGGCTTCGTCGAGGCCGACGAGGCGCCGGAAGCTTTCGAGGCTGGCGCGGGCTTCCCGGAACGCGGCGAGCTTCGGGCCGATGTCGGGGACGGGGTTGCCCTCCTCGTCACGGATGATCTTTCCGTGGGAGACGGTGATGTAGTCGTCCTCGGCCATCTCCATGAGGCTGGCGAACATGAACTCCAGCCGGTTCATGTGCAGGGCGAGGAGTTTCTCCGCCGGGCCTTGGAGTACGGAACGGACGGCGCGGCGGTGCGCTTCAGCGACGGAACTGTGGTGGGAGTAGCCGACCTCGGCAGCAATGGCGCGCTGTGACCAGCCTTCGGCGACGAGTTCGGCTACGCGGGCGTCGCGTTCGGCGGCGTCGAGGGTGCGGACGTAGCGGCCGGTGCGTTGGCCGCGTGCGTCTTGTCGGGGGTTGCCTCGGGGGTTGGCCATGGTGGGTGCCTCCTTAGCCCTGTACCTTTGAATCGTAGGTCAAGGCACCCGCTCATCTTCGATTCCAGCGTGAGGCAGGTGGGCCAGGTGGCCAAGAAGAAGACGCCGAAACTCGGCACGGGGAAGCGGTTCGCCGCGGTCGCAGCCTCCGCGGCCAAGTCCGGCGCCCGCAACCCGAAGGCCGTCGCCGCTGCTGTCGGCCGACGGAAGTACGGCAAGGCGAAGATGGCCGCACTCGCCGCCGCAGGCCGCCGCCGCACCGCACGCAAGGGACGCTGACATGGTCTCCAGCCGCGGCGGCAAATACGGCTTCGTCTTCCGCACCCGGTTCAAGGCATACCGCGCGCTACGCCGCAAGGGCCTCTCGAAGACTCGCGCGGCGGAGATCAGTAACGCCGGGCGCACCTTCCCGCAGCGCAGCAAGATGGCGCGTAAGGCCGCGAAGACTCGCAAGCGTCGGGGCGGCCGCTGATGGGCCTTCCTGCCGGGGTCGACTCCGTCACCCTCAACGCCGGAACCAGCGGCCTCGCCAACCCCGACGGCACGGCCGCCGCGGGCACGGTCACGCTCACCCCGTCCGTGGAGCGCGTCGTCTCCTCCATGCACGGGCTGATCGTCCTCGGCCCCGTCAACGCCACCCTGGGCGCGTCGGGCACGTTCACGCTCGGGCCCGTTCTCGCGACCGACGCGGACGGATTCACCCCGACCGACTGGACCTACCGGGTCGACGAGAACTTCACCGGTCAGCCGCCCCGCTCCTACAGCATCAGCCTGCCCGCATCCGTGCCGACGGTGGCGCTCCCGGACGTGGCACCCACCAGCTCCACGGCTGGCACGGTGGTGTCGCCGTCCGTGCTGTCCGTCAACGGGCACACCGGCGTAGTCACTCTGGCCGCCGCGGATGTCGGCGCCGACGCTTCCGGAGCTGCGGCAGCGGCCGTCGCCTCGCACGTTGCGGCGGCTGACCCGCACGGCGACCGGAGCTACACCGACACGCAGACAGCGACCAGGGCCGCAGCAGCAACGCAGATCATCGCCGGAACCGGCCTGACCGGTGGCGGCACCCTCGCCGCGGACCGCACCCTGAACGTCACCTACGGCGCGAGCGGCGGCACGGCGTGCGAGGGCGACGATGCCCGTCTGTCGGATGCGCGGACACCGACCGGGCCTGCTGGCGGGGACCTGTCCGGCACGTACCCGGATCCGACGGTCGCGAAGGTCAACGGGATCGGGGTGTCGGGGACGCCATCCTCCGGGCAGGTGCTGACCGCGACCGGTTCCACGACTGCAGTGTGGCAGGACGCGGCATCCGGCACGGATGCGTGGGTGTTCGACGTCACCGACAACGTCTACGGCGCGGTGGGCGACGGGCAGGTCGTCACCGATGGGGCGATGTCCTCCGGGTCGACGACGCTCACCAGCGCCACCGCAGCGTTCACGGCCGGGGACCAGGGCAAGGCGATCCTCGTCAAGGGTGCCGGGGCGTCCGGGGTGACGACGCTGGTCACCACGATCAGCACCGTCGATTCCTCGACCTCTGTGACGCTGGCCGCGGCGAATGCCTCCGGCGGCAACGTGACCAACGCGCTGGTGATGTGGGCGACCGACGACACTGCCGCGATCCAGTCGGCGATCGACGCGGCCGGCACGTATGCGGCGGCGCACGGTGCAGCCACCATCCGCTTCCCTGCGGCTCCGTCGGGCCGGTTCTACGGGATCGCCGGGCCGCTGGTCACGGGCGGGGCGACGAAGGGCAACTCGCAGCTGACGCTGCCGGTCGTGGCCACCACCGGCAGCAAGGTCGTGCTGACCTTCGAGGGGCCCGCGGATGGGGCGGCGGTGCAGCACTGGGAGCAGACGGTGCCGCAGATGTCGGGGGCCACGCTCGTGTCGTTCGGGGTGTTCGCTTCGTTCGCCGCGCAGATCGCATCGATCAACGCGGCGGGGAACGCGGCCGTGATCGGCGGCCCAAGCCAGCCGGGCGGCTACGGCGTGAGCCCTGGCGTGTTCTCCAACATGCACGTCACCCTGCGGAACCTGTCGGTCTTGACGACGCACTCGGCGAACGGCTTCACCTACGGCGCAGCCGATCTCACCGGTCTCGCCAACGCCGCCATCGAGAACTTCGCCTACGGCACCGCGGGCACCGTGGCCGGCGGTGACTACAGCTCGCCGGGCGGTTTCGCGAACGGCCTGTGTCCCGGCTTGCTGCTGCCTGCGTCCGGGAACAACGACCTGGTGCTGCTGCGGAACGTGACCTGCCACGGCGGCTACACCTACGGGGTGTTCGTCACCGAGCACGCGGACGTGTACGGGATGCGGATCCTGTACTGCTGGGCCGCGTTCTGCCCGGTCGGCACCTACTACTCGTCGGTGGGCAGCACGCACGCGATCGTCGCCACCCTCCTCAGTATCGAGGCGTGCACGTACCTCGTCTACATCATCGGCGCGGGCTCCGGCGGTCTCGGACCGTTCCTGCACCTGCGGGTCGACACGGAGACGAGCACCCCCCGGTTCGGCGACAACAACTCCGGCTTCGCCTCCAGCACAGCGCGCGGCGACGTGGTCCTCACCGGCCTGTACACGCGCGCCAACCTCACTCTCGATCACCCTGTCGGCTACGACATCCTCGACGGGCAGCTCTCGTATCCGGCGGTCGCGGTCACGGGGGCGTACACGGCTTCGACGTTCGACGAGTCGGTTCAGGCCGACGCGAGCAGTGGGACGTTCACGGTCACGCTGCCGACGGCGGCAGGCAGGTGCCGGCGGCTGCTGGTGACGAAGACGGACTCCAGCGGGAACGCGGTGACGGTGGCTGCGGCGGGCAGTGAGACGGTGAACGGGTCGGCGTCGGCGTCGTTGGCCGCGCAGTGGGACAGTCTTGAGCTGCTGCCGTTGGCGTCGGGTGGTGGGTGGATCGCCCGGTAGGCGGCGGGCGGGTGTGGGACCCCGGGGCGCTCGGCGGCGGCTCCGGGGTCCCGTCGTTTCCCCGCGGGCGTCCGGTCTGTGGCGGTAGCCTTCCGGCACTGCGCGCAGGGGGTGCGCTGTGGTTGGGGGGTTTGTGATGGCTGGTGGCTGTCGGGATTGTCAGACGTGCACGATGCCGGGGTTCTCTCGGCTGGGGCAGAACTTGGGGGTGGGGTTCATGCATTTGATGACGGCGGGGATCTCGTGGGTGGTGAAGCGGGGTGGGATGCGGCATTGCCCGCAGTGCAAGCACCTCGATTCGCGGCATCGGCGGCGGGCGGATGGGTCGTTCATCGACTGAGGTGCGCGCAGGGCGAAGGCCCCGGTCTTCCTCGGGCGAGGAGGAGCGGGGCCTCTGGCGTGCGAGGGGTCAGGCGGTGGTGAGCTCGGCGCAGTAGAACGCGAACTTGAGGCTGTAGTCGGCGTGGCCGACCGCCTGCCGTTCGACGCGCATGATGTCCTCAAGCGGCACGTGCGGCAGGCCGCGATCGGTGCGGATCTCGTTGACCTTCGCGTGCATGCGCGCCCGCTCGTAGGCGGCCCACTCGCACTCGGGACCGTCCGGTCCGGACACGAGGTCGGGGCGCTGGGCCCGTTCCTCCTGGGCGGCGGTGAGGGTGGCGCGCAGGCAGTCGGTGGCGGCCTTGAGGGTGGTCATGGGGTTCATCCTGTCGTGTCGGGCGGTCAGGCGGCGAACGGTGTGTGCGCTGAGTTCACGGTGCGGGGTCGTGTGTCGGCTGCAACAGGTAGTCGATTTCGGCGACGAGCTGCACGTAGTGCGAGCCCGGCAGATCCAGCACCTCACCCTGGCCCTGCGGTGCGCCGGGCGGCCGGATCTCCCACCGCATGCCCTCCGCCGTGGGCCACACGTACAGGCAGTCGCCCCTCTTCGCGGCGGCCTGCTGCCCGGTCGCCTCGATGGGGATACGAACCTCGATGTAGTCGGCCGTGGCGATGGCGGTCCAGCCCAGGCGGGCGAGGTGGTTGGTCGCTCGGGCGGCGTATGCGGGTGCGAGGCTGATCATGTCAGGGCTCCGTTCTCGCGGTAGGCGGGCCCGCCCGGGTGGGCGGGCCTGCGGTGGGTCAGTCCTCGTCGTAGTCCCAGGTGGTGCCGCGGTCGTGCTCGGCGACGTGGGACGTGATGCCGTCGTCCCAGCGGATGTGCTTGATGTCGTCGTAGCGGCCGCCGCTGGCGGTGATCATGCCGCTGATGGTGTGGGTGCCGGTGTCGTCGAGGTAGGCGGTGACGCGTGCGTAGAGCATGGGTTCTCCTGGGGTTGGGTCAGGCGGCGAGGGCGTCAGCCAGCAGGCTGATGCGGCCGGCGATGGGGAGGTCGACGGGGTAGAGGACGGTGACGGTGGCGAGGCCGGTGGTGGTGCGGGCCGGCTTGTCGTCGGCAGCCGGGCGCTCAGCGCGGGCGGGGAACGCCTGGGTAGTGGTCGACGATGTCGAGCACGAGGGCCGTCACATGGTCAGGGAAGTACTCCCGGCCACGCGCTGGCTCTTCGCGCGCGAGACGCAACGTCGCAAGGACGTCGGCCTCCATCTGTACGGACGTGTCGGAGGGCAGCCCCCGCAACAGGCGTATGACCGTCGTGAACCCGTCGCGTCGGTGCCTCGCCAGGCGAGCGCGCCCAGCGCCATTGGTGATGCCGAACTTGACTAACTGATCGTCTCCGTTGGCGACGACGTAGAAGGTGTCCCACTCCTTGTTGGCGCAGAAGCGACATACGCCGTGCCCCTGCTGTACGTGGGCGGGGCGTGAACGACACGCATGCCCTGCGGAGCAGAGGACTCGGTGCGGGCGGTCGTTCCCAAGCCACTTCGGTTCGAGGAGGGTCGCACCCAGTTCCTCCAGCCGGGCCCGGAAGGCAGCTTCTGCCGTCCGGGTACACCGGCTGGCGCAGGCTTCGCAGATGCCGTGTCCGGAGTAGGCGTTCCCGGGGCGCGGACTGCACTCGTGTCCTGCGGCGCAAAGGACCCGGTGAGGCGTGCTGGCGCCGAGCCAACTTGACTCCAGGAGTGTCGCACCCACCTCGGCCAGCCGGGCGCGGAACTTGGCTTCGGCCAGCGCCGGGCTGCGCCGGGCGCAAGTCGCGCAGATCCCCTGCCCCTGCTGGACAGAGTGTGGTCGCGGGCTGCACTCGTGGCCGTTCGAGCAGATCACACGGTGAGGACGCTCGACGCCGAGCCAGGTCGGCTCGACGAGCGTCGCGCCCAACTGTGCGAGCCGGGCCCGGAACGCAGCCTCGGACACGCGCGGGTCCCTGCCTGCGCAGATGAGGCAGACGCCCTGGCCTCTGATCACGCCGCTGGGGCGCGGCGAACACTCGTGGCCGGCTGCGCAGCGGACCCGGTGAGGAACGTCTCGCCCAAGCCACCTGTCCTCCAGGAGCGTTGCACCGAGTTCGTCCAGGCGGGCCTGAAAGCGGGCCATGGAACGCGCAGCACGACGTTGCTGGTACGCCAGCGCGGGGCTGGTCGGCTGATCCTTCTGGTCGTGCGCGGTGAAGTTGGTCTAGGCAGCCTCCGAGTACGAGGCGCGGAGGAGGTGCTGGGTGCCCTTGTAGGAGCGGAGGCCGGCGTACAGGGCGGGGTCGATGGCGCCGTACACGAAGACGTGGATCCACTTGCCCGTCGTCCGGTGCTGCGCCCACACGCGGAGGGGCTCGCGGCCGGTGGCGGCGCGGTAGGCCTTCGCGACGTGCCGGCCGAACCAGGACTGCTTGCCGTCGGGGAGGTCGCTGCCGCCGATGCGGTTGAGGAAGTCGCCGGTGCGGATGAGCCGGCCGGCGTCGACGTGGGTGGCGATGATGCCGGAGAGGGTGCGGTAGCCGAGGGCCTTGCTGGTGGTGGCTGCGGCGTGGAGGCCGTTGCGGCGGGTGCGGGTCTTGGCGTTCATCGAATCCCCTTGGCTCATCGGTAGCGATACCTGCTATCGCTTGCCGTGACTCAGACTGTACGCCTGAGGGGGTGGCATCGCAACCCTGTTGCGGTACCTTGTTCTCATGGCAACCCAGGGACCCACACTCGACGAGATCGCAGCGGCCGGCGCACGACGACAGCGCGACGCCGAACGACTCAAGCAGTCCAGCGACGCGCTCAAGGCACTCGTGCTCGCCGCGCTCCGGGATGGCGCGCACAAGCCGACCGAGGTCACCAAGGCGTCCGGCTGGACCGCCGCTTACGTTCGGAAGATGGCGCGCGAAGCCGGCATCGAGACTGACGAGCGGTACAAGGAGAGGGCCGAACGGCTCCGCAAGACGACCACCGCCCCGGAGCGCCCGGTGGGCAGCGAGGAGACGAGCGCATGAACGAGCTGGAGACCCTACGCGAGGCCCTATCCGAGGAACTGTCCTGCCTATGGACCGACCTCCAGACCGCCCGCCGCAGCGCCTACAAAGGCAACTGGTCGATGCACTGCGACTGGATCGAGGGCCGTATCAAGGCCATCACGCCGCTCGTCGGCCCGACACCGTGGGAGAAACTCGACATCCAACTGATCGAGGACGGCGTGTACCAGCGGATCCATGCGGAGATCGGGGTGGACGCGCCGTACGACGAGGAGGGTGTCCGTAAGCACCGGGCATATCTCGACGAGTCCACGGCGCGAGCCCTCGGCGCGGGCCCGGTGCGCCCGGACGAGGAGCCCACCACATGAGCGACTTCGTGAACGCCCTGTTGCCCAGCGCAGCCATCGTCGTCCTGATCGGGTTCTGGGTCGCGTTCATCTACATCACGGCAGTACCCGACCGCGCCGGACCTGGCACGCGCATGTGGCACCTGCGCGACCTCTGGCGCTGGTTCACGTGGAAGACACTGAGACGCTAAGCCCACCGCGTGACGACGGCCCCGCCCGGACGGTGATCCGGAGCGGGGCCGCTGCACGCCCGTCTACTTCGAAAGCTCTTCGATCACGCTCTCCGCGATGCTCGATACCTGGTCCGTACTGAGACCATCGCACTCCTTCGGCCGCTCCGGCTCACCCTTCAACTTCGCTGTGCCCGGCACGTACTGCGCTTTGATCGCCTTCCGGCATGCCGCAGGATCCGGCTTGTGGTCGTCGCCGGAGCAGCCAGCGAGCGCGAGCATGGCAGCAAGCAGGCAGACAACCGGTCTGTGGCGCATGGTCCCCCCAAGCGGTGTCGAATGCCGCGGATCGTAGCGGCTGGCACCGACAACCGGGGTGAAAACGACGAACCCCCACCGGACGGGGACCGGCGGGGGCTGCATTCGACACACCCAGTGTGGCACGCGCGTCAACGCCTCTTCTGGTAATCCCTCCACATCCCCCGCAACACCAACAGACAGATCGTCAACGCCACCACCGCCAACGCCAGCACCGCAGCCAGGATCGCGAACCCGAACACCACGAACGCGACCGCCACCACCAGCACCGTCAACGCCAGCACGCCGAGGCAGCCGCCCGCAATGTACGCACCCCACGGATGCTGCCGGATCGGGGGCAACGGGTACGGCTGCACGGGCTGGTACTGGTAGGGGACCGGCGGCGCGTACATGGGGCGGCCGGCCATGTCGTACCCGATCTGCACCTGCTGCTCGGCAGCCGTGCGAATGTGCTGCTCCATGTCATGCCGCCTTCGCGTGCCGGGCCAGAGCGAACAACTGCGCCCGACCGTGCTTGCCGATCTCCACCACCCAGCCGGACCGCCGCCACTGCTGCAGCGGACCATCCACCGAAGTGCGGGCGCTGTAGCCGGGCAAGCCCAACGCCACCAGGTCGTTGATCGTGAACCCGCCACCACCGGCACGGTCCATCGCCTGCCACAACCCGACCCGGTTGTCCGGGATCCGTGTCCCGTCCGGGAAGCACGGCACCGACCGCAGCCGCGGCCTGCCGCCACCGTCCGGGTCCGGATCGGGCTCGTCGGCGCCGGGCAGCGGGACCCGCGCCCCGGGACGGTCGGGCCACAGCTTGTGCGCGTAGTCGATGACTTCGCGGCGGGCAGGCGGCTCGAACGGGAACGTCTGCACCTGCCGCGGCCGGCTGCCGTCTTCGAGCATCCAGGCGGAGCCCTTGTCGGTCTCGCCGAACAGGTGCGGCGTTGCGCCGCGGGACGCCCACCCTTGGCCAAGGATCGTGTCGGTCATCTGCGGTGTGGTCGTGGCGAGTGCGACCTTCTGCCCGCACACGTCGCGGATCTGCGACGGGACCACCTTGTCTTCAGGCTTCTGTGTCGCCAGGATCACGGGCACCAGACATGCGGGACCGCGGGAGACGATGTCGCGGAGAACGGACACGATCTTCCCGCGGAGTTTTCGGTCTGGGATGTCGATGAACGCGGCGAGCTCGTCGACGATGAGAGCGATGGGCTCCCAGTTGTCGCCCGGTGCGGCCTTGGTGCGGCCTTCCTCAACGAGCCGCGCGTACCGCTGGTCGATCTCGGTCTGCAGTTCCAGCAGCTTCGCGAGGAACGCCTCCGGGTCCCGGCCTACGAAGTCGTCCGGGCGCTGGCACAGCGGCGCCCACAAAGAGAGTTCGACGAGCTTGGCGTCAGCGAGGATCAACCGCGCCTTCGACAGTGCCAGATGCGCGACGATCACCGACAGCAGCACGCTCTTGCCCATGCGCTGCAGGCCCGCGATGAGGATCCCGGCCCGGCCGAGAAGGTGCAGGAACACGGACTCGCCGGTCTCGACGTCCAGGGCGGCGAGGAGCGGCTGCCACGGGTCCCACTCGCCGAGGTGGTCGACGATCGGATGCACGTCGGGGATGACGACCTCGGCGCGTGGCGGGGCTGGCGGGCGGGCGGTGACGATCAGGTGGTGCGACGCTCCCCCGTCTTCGGCTTCCAGGGTCCAGCCCGGGGGCAGCCGGAGCGCGGCTTGCAGGCGCGCCATGCGGCCGGCGTTGCCGACGATGTCGTGCGGGCTGCTGCCAACGGGCAGGCTGACGATGGCGGTCCAGGCGCCGTCGGGGTGGCGGTGCATCTGGTCGAGGCTGGCGCCCGGGGTGCCAGTGGCAGCGAGGGCGCCTGCCACGTCGTCGGGTGCCAGCACGCTGCCAGAGTCCGGGGGTGCCAGCTTGCCAGTCTTGGCTGCCAGCTTGTCGCGGTCGAGGAGGTGGCGTGCCAGCCACGCCCAGTAGGGGACGCTGGCACCCAGGCTGCCAACGGCGCCGATTGCCAGGCCTGGCAGGGACGGGTCTGTCACCTGCCACGCGGACCAGGTGAGGATGCCGCTGGTGAAGGTGCCGGCGTAGAGGGCGGCGGGGTTGCGGACGCCGAGGACGGCTGCGCACACGGTGCCGCTGAGGGCGAGAACGCCGGTGCCGCCGTAGGCGAGGGGTTCACGCCATGTCACGTCGGTGAGCCAGTGTTCGGTGTAGATCCACGCACCCCAGGCGGGGGCTGCTCCGATCGGGAGTAGGTACCGCCAGCGACCTGCGAGAACGCCCCGCAGCCGCTTGAGGTGACGTGACGTGTCGCGGCGCGGGAGGGGCCCGTATGCGGTCTTCCAGACGTTCGGTGCGTCAGTCACGGCACGTCACCTCACGCGCTTTTCAGGGCCGGAGCGAACTCCGCCGCGTAGTCGGGGTGGGTCTCGATCTGCTCGCGGAGCTGCTGGCCGCGGGACCGGGACACGCCGAGGGCTTCGCCGAGCTTCGCGGATGATGGCCGGCGCACGCCGAGGCTGGCGCGGAGGGAGCGGTAGGCGGCTGCCACCTCGTCGAGGTCGCGGCCCTGGCTGGCGTCGCTGGCACTGGCAGGCGTGGCGGGCTGCTCCGGCGCGGGCGCTGCCACTGGCGCCTGTGCTGGCAGGGTGGGGCTGGCAGGCTGCTGGCGGGGCTGGCTGGCAGGGGCTGGCACCCGGCTGGCACCCTCGGCTGGCAGGGCGCTGGCAGGGTTCGTGGCAGGCGCTGGCGGCCTGGCAGGGGTGGCATCGAGAGCCGTTGGCAGTGGCAGGCCGAGGATGTACCGGCGGTACAGGTCGAGGGTCCCGGACCGGTCGAACACCCACCGCAGCGGGTGCATCCGCGGGATCGCGCGGCCGAGGCGGCGCTGTGCTGCGGCCCGTGCTTCGGACATGAGGCCCTCGAAGAGGATCACCGCGGACGGCGGCATGAACGCGGCGACGCCGCGACCGAGCGGATCGTCGATGTGCTGGTAGTTGATCCACGACGACAGGCCGGTGAAGCCGACGATCAGGAGCCGCCAGACGAGGGCGGGCCGTCCGTGGGTGGAGGCGCGGGCGACGACGATGGACAGGCCGGCGGGGGCGCCGTCGAAGGTGATGGGGACGAGCCAGGCGGCGTTTTGGCTGAGGCCCATGTGGTGCATGCCGAAGTCGTGGAGGCCGATGAAGCTGGCGGCCCATCCGGCGGCGGCGACGGTGAGGACGAGGGTGTAGCCGAGTCCGCCGAGGGCGCTGTCGCGGCACCAGAGGGCGGCGTCGCGGATGCGCTGGGTGCGGGTTGGGCGGTTCACGGTCGGGCCTCCGGGGCGCGTGGCGGGGCGGGGTCAGTGGTGGGTGTGGGCGGTGCGGCGGGGTCGGGGGGTGTGGAAGTTGAGCAGGTGGTAGGCGGCGAGGGACGCGACGATGACGAGGGCGGCGGGTGTGTGGATCACCCAGGCGGCGAGTTGGAAGGGGATTGCCACGGTCGCGGCGGTCCCGATGGTGTGGGACAGCAGGAAGAACAGGGCTCCGGTGAGGATCCACGCGCATTTCGGCATGGCGGTCTCCTGAGGCTCGGGGTGGGTGGCTGAGGGATTTCCAGGGCCCGCGTGCGAGACGCGGACCGAGGGCTACCGGTCAGTCGTGTCGGTGTTCAGTCCGAAGTCGGCGGGGCCGGTGGTGATAGCGGCTTCCTGTTCGGGTCCGGGGTCGGTCTCGTGCTGTGCGCGGTCGGTGTCGTCCACGGTCGGGGTCCTTGCGGATCGGGTTTGGCCGGTTGCTGGGTGGCCGGTCAGCCGCGCTTGGGCTTGGTGCCGTAGGTCTTGTGGAGCTCGGCCGTGACGTCCTTGGACTTGCCGGAGATCATTCGGTCGTAGACGGCTTGGCCCTTGCGGATGTTGGTCGGGGTGGTGAGGTCGGTCGTCTCGTTCTTCTTGCGGCCCATGTGGGGCTCCTTTCGTTCGGTGTCTTGGGGTGGTGGCTTGGGGTGCCGTCCCGCTCGGCCGTGGGGGAACGGAGGCGAGCGGGACGGCGTGCCGCGCGGCCGGGACGGGAGGGGACCGGTCAGCCGGCCGCGCGGCGGTCTCAGGGGCGGGGCAGGGCGCGGCAGCGTTCGGCGTGGCCTTGGGCCTTGCCGTGGACGTAGCTGGGGGTGGTGCTGTCGTCGGTCCAGGGGCAGCCGCCGCAGAGGGCATACGTTTTGCCGGTGGCCGGGCTGGTGCTGATGTCGACGGTGGCGCCGGCGAGGTTCGCGTAGCGGGTGGTCACGCCGTCAGGCCAAGCGCTGGTCATCGGCGGGTCCTCGCTTCTTGGGCGGCGAGGGTCTGGCGGACGTCGGCGGCGGCCTCGTAGTCGGCGGCGCACGTGGCGGGCGTGGCGGGTTCGGCGAGGATCCGGTTCGGTTGCGGCGTGTGGTCCGGCTCGGGCTGCTGCTCGGTCACTGCTTCCGCCCCGCCTTCAGGACCTCGGCGGCCGAGTAGCCGACGCTGCGGGCCTCGGTGTAGCGCTGCTCGGCCTCGTACTCGGAGGCGCGCCACTCGGGGTCGCTGTCGCAGTTGCGGACGCCGGTCTGCTGCGCGATGTCGCGGCAGTCCTGGGCGGCTTGGGCGTAGGCGTCCAGCGTGGGGCTGGGCTGGCCAGCGGGTTGGCCGTTACGATCGGGCACGGTCTCTCCTGGTCAGTCAGGGGTGGACTGGCCCCGGCGGGAGGTGCGAACTCCCGTCCGGGGCCCTTGCATTGGTGCTGTTCCACAGTGGCGAACTTCTGGACAAGTGTCAAGAAGTTCAGGGAGGATGTAGCCGTGCCCAAGAACCCTGAGCGCGAGGGGAGTCCGCGATTGATCAGCATCAGCGAGATCGCGGCCGAGTACGGCGTCAGCCGGACGACCGTGCACGCCTACCGTCGCGGCGGCACCTTCCCTGCGCCCGCTCCGGTGGAAGGCATGGAGAAGACGAAGCTGCGCTTCCGTGCTGACGAGGTGGCCGCCTGGTTCGAGGCGAACCCGAAGCAGCAGGGCAAGCGGACCGACCTCGCCACGAGACAGCAGCAAGGAGCAGTACCGGTGATCGAAGAACAGACGGAAGTGCAACCGCTCGGCGCCGATGCGCGCGCGATCCTGAAGATCGTGTGGGAGTGGATCAGTGACGCGAACGACGGGCTCGGCTCGGACGTCGGCGACCTGATGCAGGAGCTGGAGTCCGCCGGGTACGGGCCGCCGGACCCCGACAACGAGTAGCCCCCGGAGCGCAGCGTGGCCCCCGTCGACGGATCGGCGGGGGCCTACGCATGTAGCAGCACTGTCCGGCCGGCAGAGCAGGTGCGGTCGTCCAGCGGTTCGAGGGTACGCGCGGCCGCTGACACACGTCTTCCCTTGCGGCGGATGCCGGGCGTACTGTCGGCAGTCCCGCAATGGGGGCCGCCCTTGGAGGCGCTGTGGCCCGCCGTTTCTTCACTGACGGCGGGCCGCGGCATGTCAGGGGCCGGCCTGTTCGGTGAGTTCGTCCAGTACGGCCCGCCATCGTGTGATGCGGTCGCCGGTGATCTGTCCTCCGGTGAGGATCTCGCGGAGGGTCGCGTCGGCGAGGGTGAGGCGCTGCCGGAGTTGGGCGACGTGCCGGTCACGGACGCGCATCACAGCGTCTGTGAGGTCGTCGAGGACGACTTGCTCTTCCGCGTTGGGCTTCTTGCCGGGGAGCGTGACGGCGTCGCGGAGGGCGCGGGCGTACAGGTAGCGGAGCCATTCCGGGTCGGTGATCGTCGCGGGCTCGGGCTGGCCGGCCGCCGGGATCGTGGTGCGCATGGGGTCACAGTCGAGGAGGGCCAAGATGTACCCGGGGCTCAGGCCGATCGTGGGGCCGTCCGCCGCGGGCGCGTGTTCGACGTAGCCGCGGACACGTTCAATGGCGGCCTCGGCGGCGCGGAGTTTCTTCTCGGCGTGCCCGAGGCGCCTCGGCCACTGCTGTGCACGGCATCCGGCGATGTCAGCGCGGAGCCGGGCTACTTCGGCCTCGGCCGCCTCGGCGGCGATCGGCGCGCCGTCGAGGGCGGCGGTGATCTGGTCGCCAATCCATCGGGTGTCGGCGGAGCCGCGCATGGCGTCGGCCAGCTTGCGGATCCGGACGGCGAGGACTTCGTACCGGTCGCGCATGCGGGCGAGCGCGGCCTCGGCGCGGCGGTGGGAGCCAGCGAGGAGATCAGCGGCGCGTTCGGCTTTGCGGAGCCGCTCGTAGAGGGCGTCGTACTGGTCGCTGGTTAGGTCGTCGAGGCGGATGCGTTCGGTCATCGGGTCCCTCTGGGCAGGTTGGTGTAGGGGCAGGCGTAGTACCCGCGGGCGTGGCGGTTGCCGCAGGATCGGCAGCGCCATGGGGTGAGGTGGGCGGGCAGGAGGCGGATCATGCGGGCTGCTCCTCGTTGGCTGCTTGGCGTGCGGTGTCGCGGAGGCCGGCGACGAGTTCCTCCAGCCGGTCGGCGGGCACGTGGGCGGTGGCGGTGGAGACGACGGCGCCGCTGGTGGCCCAGGTGCGGACTTGGATGGTGACGGCGGGTCCGTCGGGGTGGTCGGTGGGGCGGATGGTGATCGTGTTGCCGTCGGGGTCAGTCCAGCGGTAGGTCACGGCTGCTCACCGCCGTCTCGCTGCTGCTCGGCCAGCCGCTTCTTGGCTTCGGCGAGGCATGCGGTGTAGGGCTTGCCGGTCTCTGCTTGGATCTGGCGGGCGAGCTTCTGCGTGGGGGTGCGCTTCTTCTTGGTCATCGGTGCTCCGTGCTGGGTGGGGGCCGCCCCGGGTTGGGGCGGCCGGGGGCAGGTCAGGCGGTGTGCTTGCGGTAGCTGCGGGCGAGTCCGCAGAGCAGGCAGCCGCCGGTGGGCTCGTCGAGGACGAAGCTGTGGGGGAGGTCTTGGGCGTCGCCTGCGGTGCCGTCGATGCCTGCGGCGCGGCGGGCGGTGTCGCCTCGGTCTTGGAAGTCGTGGATGTCGGTCATGGGTGCCTCTTCTCGGGCTCTGTGCCGCCGTGTGGCGGCTTGTGGGGTGTGGGGTGGGGTGCGGGAGGGTCGGGCGGCTGTCGTGGCGTCAGGCGGCCTCTGAGTGGTTCCGGCCGTCGGGTGGATCCGTTGTGCGGGCCGCTGAGCGCCGATCTGAGGGCTGAAGCAAGCGAGGGCCGTCCGCCGGGACTTCGTGGCGCAGACGGCGACTCAGCGCCCTCCACGCGGCCCGCACGGTCCACGCGACCGCTGCAATCCCACCGAGGAGCAGCAGCGTGCCGATCGCGGAGATCACCGCGACCCACAGGAGGAGGGTCCAGGCGAGGGTGATGGCGGTGTCGACCGCCTCCGTGATCACGACGGGTCCGTCTCCGGGTCCGTGTCGGGCTCGTCGCCGTCCTCGATGCGCTGGAGGACAGCCCGCATGTCGTCGGCCCACTCGGCGGGGACGTGGATGGGCACGTTGTCGCTGCGGCAGGGCATGGTGGCGAGGTGGCCGTGGTTGTCGCCGCGCCAGCACCACCAGCCGACGTGCACCAGCTCGTCGTCCTCGTCCGTGTCGGGCTGCCCGGACCGCGCCGGGGCGGCGGGCTGCCCTTCGTCGGCGAGGTCCCGGCACTCCGAGCACGAGTCCGGACCGACCGGGGTGGCGTGGACGCAGTAGACGGTCCCGTCCCTGCCGCGGTAGTGGGCGGGCGGGATGAACGGGGCACGCGCCTCGGTGCCGTCCTGTGTCGGGTCCTGCCGCGCCACACGGGCGGGCTGGCAGTCCGGGCAGCCGAACTCCCCGTTGTACCTGGGGTCGAGGCCGCTGCCCCCGCAGTTGGTGCACTCCCGGTCCTGCTGCGCCTCGGCCAGACGACGCAGCATGTCGTCGGCCACGTCGCAGTGACAGGCCATCCACGAACCCGGAGCGCTGTCGCTGTCGAGGTGGTCCGGGCAGTGGTCGCGGATGCGGGCTGCCTCTTCCCGGAGCACGGCGGCCCGGTCTGTGGGCGCGGGCAGCACGGCATCCAGCGCGGCGTGAACGGCGCGCCAGATCATGGCGTTGCGGTCGACGACCGTGGCGGGCAGGAAGTCGACCGGCCGCTGCCGGATGTACGCGAACACGGCGTCGTAGGCGGCCTGCCGGTCGGTGGCGGGCGACGGGCCGGCAGGAGCGGCGGCGCGCTCGTCGTTCCGGTGCACGATCGCGTGCGCGGCGAGGTGGGCCAGATCGACGCTCCCCTTCCGGGCACGCATCGCCTCGCCGCCCAGGACGGGGTCCAGCAGCTCGGCAAGCTGGTCGACGGTGTAGGTGTCGAAGCCGATCGACTTGCGCCCGTCGGTGTCCGTGTAGACGTGGGACAGGCTGACGGTGGGCTCAGGGGCGGGGGCGTGCTCGCACTCGCCTGAGACGAGCGTGTGGGCCCCGGCAAGGCGGCATGCGCGGCGGCAGCCGTCGAAGTCGGGCTCGGTCGGTTCGGTCACGGTCACTCCTGGTGGCTGGTTCGGGCGGTCGGTCAGGCGGCAGATGCGTTGACTGGGTTCACGGGGCAACCAGCATGTGGCTGAGTGCACCAGTGCCGTCCGGCCCAGGTGACCCCACCGGGCTGGGTCGCGCCGATCGCGATGGCCCCGGCGAGAGCGGTGAGTGCGCGGGAGCGCTCGGCCCGGTCTGCGAAATTTCCGGGTGCGGTCAGCCGGTCGGCGCCGGCGGCCAACTCGTCGGCGTACTGCACGGCGAGGCGCTGCCGGGCCCGGTCGCTCAACTCGGCGAGCTGGACGAGGTGCAGGGGGATCAGGCCTTCCAGGACGGTGGACAGCAGCGGCGGGATGCCGGGGGCGGTCACGACTGCACCTCGCCGAGGGCGTCGCGGATGGCGTGCTGCTGCTCGCGGTCCGGGTAGCCCAGGCCGGAGAGGTGGGCGGCGGCGATCAGGTCGGCGTGGGTGGGGGTGTCGGGGTCGGTGTGGCCGTGGTCGGCGAGGATGCGGGCTGCGTCGGCCGGGCTGGGCATGGCGGTTCTTTCGGTCGGGGTGTGGGAGGCTGGGGCTGGCCCCGTGGTGGTTGCTGCACCACGGGGCCTTGCCACGCCGGTCATGCGGCGTTCTTCTGGGCAGCGCGCTGACGGCGGCGCAGGTTGGCGACGGCCGACTCGCCCTTGCCGACCGTTCCGCGCACCGCACCGGCTCGGCGGTCGCAGCCCCAGTGCGCCGACGCTGTCTCCCCTTCGTGCCACAGCCCGCGGAACGCTCCGCGCGCACGGCCGATCAGGGACCGGAACGTTTGGGCCTCGATGTCGAGGAGGCTGGCCGCGTCCAGGTAGTCGCCCGTCGTAGCAAGCGCCGTGAAGGCTTCGCGCTGGCGTGGGGTGAGCGCGGCCAGGATCTGCTCCAGGGCGATGCGTTCGACGATCCCGGCCTCCGCGCTGGGTACGGCGCGTCCGGCCCATTCCCAGTACATGGCGTATCGGGCGCCGTTGTTGCTGGTGTCGCGGCGGGCGCCGTGGTGGCGCATCGTGGCCTTCACGTCCTGCACCAGGGCTTGGCGGCCGGCCTCAAGGAGATCGCGTCGGCTGGGCGGTTCGTCGGTGGTGCAGAGGTGTTCGACGATGCCGTGCCAGGCGGCGGAGTAGAGGTCGTCGCGGTCGCCTGCGGGCCACCAGGTGCGGTTGTTCATGACGACGGCGCGGGCGAAGGCGTCGAGGTCGCGCATCGTGTAGCCGTGGGCTACGACGGTGGTGGAGGCGGTCACGTTGCTGCTCCTGGTGGTTGGTGTGGGTGCGGTCACGGCCGGGAGGCGGCGCGGAGCTTCTCCAACTCGACGCGCATCTCCTCGCCGAGACGGTGCAGGGCGTCGAACGCTTCGGACTTGATCGGCACGCCGTCAGCGTTGAGGCCGCGGTCGTACTCCCACTTGCGGCGGTGAGCTTCGGCGGTGAAGTGCAGCAGCAGGGCCTCGGCCTTGGCGGCTCGGCGTGCTGCTTTGGCGCGCTCTGCCTCGGACTTGTTGGACGTCTCGTGCGCGATGCGCTGGAGTTCCTCGGCCTGCTCGGCCCGGATGCGCAGCTCGGCGACGCGGGCGCGGAGGCGGCGGATCTCGGCGGCCATCGCGGGCAGCGCGGCTCGTGCGTCCACAAGGTCGTTGATGTCCTGGCGCCGCTGGTCGTCCGTCTCGTCCTCGCCCGGGTCCCACGAATCCAGGTCGATGCCGATGACGTGGTCGGTGGCCCGGTAGACGCCGGGCAGGCAGTAGCCGGTGATCTCGCCTGCATCGTTGCGGACGACGTGCTTGAGGGCGCTCTCACGCCAGACCTGGAGTTCTCCCTCGCAGTCGGAGACGAAGAACGGGTCGTTGGCGACGCGGGCGGCGCGGGCTTCGATCTGGTCGAGGTCGAGGGGCTGGGGCTGGGTCATGGGGTCCTCCAAGGGGCGGGCGGTCAGACAGCAGGCAGGGCGGGGTTGGCGAGGCGCAGCAGGACGTCGACATGGCAGGGCATCGACTCCCGGCACCAGCACATGAGGTCCCGCCGCGCCAAATCGCGGCGGACCCGGTCCAGAAGCGTCGGGTGGGCGTGGATCCAGATCTCGAAGAGCTCGACGGCAAGAGCGTGAGCGTCTCGCTGGTCGTTGGCCGGGACGAAGTCGTTCAGGCCGAGGGGCCGGTGCTGGTTGGCGTGGCCTGCCCACTGCACTGCCCAGCCGGTTCCGTTGGTGGTGTGGATGACGGCCCAGGGGTTGCCGTAGCGGGTGCCGCGGCCGACGTAGCGGGCGCCGTTTGCGCGCCAGCCGGGGGTTCGGCGGCGTTGGATCCGGCGGGGTGTGGTCATCGTCCGGGCTCCTCGCTCGCGGCAGCCGGAAGGGTCCGGTGGTACGCCTCCACCGCGGTGTGGCCGTTGACGGTGAGGCCAGGTGCGAGGCGGCGGGCGACCGCAAGCGCGTCGTCGTAGTCGGCGAACGGATGCCATCGCGTCTCGCCGTGATGGGCGGTGCCGTCGGCGTCGTAGCCGGAGTGGCCGTCGGTGACGATCCATCCGCGTGGGGTCAGTTCGACGTTCAGGGCGAAGTACCGGTGGTTGATGTCGTCGGCGGGCAGGACGGACACGGTGTAGCGGGTGATCTGGACGATCACTTCGGGGTGGCCGGGCTGGACGTGGCCGAGGTGTTCGCGGATCTCTCGCATGGTCATTGCGGGGCGGCTGGGCTGGTCGGTCATCGGTCGGTCCTCCGTGTGTTTTGGGTGGGGGTGGATGGCGGAATGGGGTAGCGGCGGAGGTCAGGCGGCGGTGCGGCGGCGGGCTTCGCGGCGGCGTTTGGAGAGGCTGGTGTCGTCCTCCCAGTGCCAGCCGTTGAGGGCGGCGGCGAGGTCGGCCCAGTGCTGGGCTTGTTCCTCGGCGGTCCACGGCTCGGTGGCGGGCTTCGGCGCCGGCGTAGGGCGAGTGGGAATGGTTTCGGCGAGGAGCCGGTCGAGGGGGCTCACGGGGTGGCCTTGTCGGTGCGGGGCGCGACCATGCCCGAGTCGACGAGGAGTGCCACCAGCGGCTGGCCGAGGGCGTCGGCGAGACGCTCCAGCTCGTACGGGTCTGGGCAGTGGAGTCCGGTGAGAGTGCGGTTGAGATCGTCGTATGACATCCCTGCGGCCTTGGCGAGGGCGCGCTTTCCGCGGCGGCGGGTGATCCGGTATCCGGCTTCGAGAGCGCTGTCTCGCAGGTAGGTGGCGAAGGTCTGGAGGGTGGTCATCTGTTTTCTCCGGTCTTCTGGTTGCGGGTGGTGTGGGCTTGGATGCGGGCGTCGTGGGATTGGATGGGGAGGCGTCGGCCGCGGGGGCTGGTGCAGCGGGTGCCGGGCGATGCTCCGCACCAGGGGCAGCGGATGGCCCATTCGGGTGGGTTGGTCATGACGCGTCGGTGCCTCGGGCGAGGTGGCGGGCGGAGGCGGCTCTACGTCGCTCGATCTCTGCTGCCTCGACGGTCGGGTCGGATCCTTCGCCGCGGCGGGCGGGGTGGACGGCGCGTTCCTTGCCGCTCGGTGTCCGGCATGGCCGGCCGATGGGGGCCGCGCACTTGGGGCATTCGATTCCGAGCGGGCCCGACCGGCGGACCCTGGCAACCTCGTCGTCTTCGCCGGGCACGTCGCGGCCAATGAGGGCCAGGGTCTCCTTCAGCTTCGGATGTGGTCCGCCGGTGAGGGCCGGAGCCTTGGAGGGAGCAGGGCGGGTCCCACTACCAACGGCGTACTGCTGGCCGCGGAGCCGCTTGATGAAGTCCGGGTCGTTGAGGCCGGGGGGCGGCTCGTAGACGAAGTTCTCCAGACGTTCGGCGCGGATGATGTTGCGGTGGGTGATGACGTCTGCGGGTTGGATCCACAGTCGCTGGCCGTCCTTGGCGGGGGTGCCGTAGAAGCGGGCGACGGCCTCAAAGCAGTCGTCGTCCAGCGGGATCTTGTTCAGGGCGCGGGCCCATGCGCGCTTGGCGATCTCGGAGGGCTGCCGGTTGTCGAAGGCTGCGCAGGCGGCGAGGAGCTTCGCTGCATCGTCGGGGGTCATTGGGTGTCGTCTCCTGATGCGAGGGCGAGCCAGCCGGCTACACGGGCGTCTGTGCCAGTGAGTGGCTGCTGGCCGGGGAGGGCGATGACGTTCGAGGGCGTCCAGGACGAGGCCGCGTTCATCGCCTCGTTCACGAAGCTCGGGATGGCGGACGGGGCGGAGCCCTTGGCCATCCACTTGGCGAGCCCTCGGCGGATGTCATCGGGGTCGATGCCGTCATCGAGGAGCTTTTTGATCTGCTTCGAGGTCTGGCCGATGGTCTGGGACGGGGGCCGCTTGGCGCAGCGGTCGATCCACTCGCCGACGATCGTCTGAGCAGACACGGTCGCGGCTTCTGTCGCGCCGACGAAGTCGGAGTCCTCGACGACGACAAGCTCGACTTGCCCACCGGTCTCAGCAGCCCCCTCTTCTACGGGGCTGGGGATAGGGGCAGGGGCAGGGGCAGGGGCAGGGGAATGCGCGCGTGACGCGGGCGCGTGCGCGCGCGTAGAGGCTTTCCGACCCCCTTCGGCAGGGGTATCGGAGGGGGTTCCCGAAGGGGTTCCGGAGGGGGTTGCTGTACCCGTTCCGGACGGGTTGGGGGGCGGGGTACCGAAGGCGTTCCGTAGGCTCTCGATGTGCTCGGCGACCTGAGCGCGGATCGACACTCCGCGGGCGCCGGGCTCGTCGCTGAGTTCGTGCAGCGGGATCCGGTCGACCTCGGCGAGGAGCGCGTGCCGCAGCTTCCAGGAAGAGATCTCCATCGCGCCGGACACCATGGCGCCCATCACCTTGGGCTGCTTCCACACACCGTCGTTACGGACAAAGGAGCGGATGAGGAGTTCCTCGGTGTCGTCGTCCATGACGATGAACCGGGCCTTCTCCAGGGACTGAAGGAGTTCCTCCAGCCCGTCGGAGGTGAGGCCGTGGGCCTTGCGGGACCAGCGGCGCAGGGTGAGGTCGAGCAGGCCGGCGTGGTTGAGGTTCGGCTGGGAAATGAGGAACAGATAGAGGCGTTGCTCGCGCTCGGTGAGGGCGAGGAAGTCGGCGTCGTCCCAGATGCTGGTGAGGACGCGTCCGTGTCCGCGGGCCATGAAGATCTTCTCTCGTACCGGTCATGCAGTGGTCAGGGGTTTTGCGCCTCGTCATCGGCGAACCGGGCGGGCGGGGGCGGGCCCGGCTGGGGGAAGCGCTCGGGCTGGGCCAGGAGCTCCACCAAGGCCGCGATGAAGGCCGGGTCAACGTGGCGAAAGAGGTGGGCTGCCGCCGCCTCGGCTGGACCTCGGGTATTGATCGCGACGCTGGCCGGTCCACGCACGCCCTGCTTGTTGAAGCGGGGCTGCTCGTGCCTGAGCGCCGCACGCTCTGCTTCCGCGACCGCGGTGCTCGTCGGGTAGACCGAGATGGCGATGTACTCGGCGAGTGGCCACCACTCGGAACGCCTGCGGTGGTTGTCGATCCGGGTGGCGTGGCAACTGGAGATCCCGATGTACAGGGGCCTCAGGTCGGCGTCGTAGAACCTGTAGAGATACGGCCATAGCGGTAGCCACCACTCCGGCCTCTCCTCGCCCAGTTCGAGAAGCTCCGACCTCGGCGCCTCCCTGTCGAGCTTGCGCAGCGGTACGTGCATGGGTAGGAGCTGGCCCAGTTCCCTGTTCGCATCGAGCCACTCGTCCCGCGGCACCTGTGGTCGGCGCGCAAGGGTGAGGGCCTTCTGGTTGGCAGGGTGAGAGTTCTGATCCGACTGCATAGAGATGAGAATACCGTTCGCGACCGCGCTTCGCGACCCCGTACCGCGTATGCGTAGCGCGACCGTGACAAGGTGTGTCACCATGAGGGCCATGACCAGCGAAGCCGAGGCCCAGATCCGGGAAGCCGCCCGCAAGCGAGAGAAGTCGAAGGCCGCTTTCGAGCGGGACGACACCGCGCTGCGTGAGCTGTTCGTGGCCTGGCGCGCCCAGGGCGTCGGCCCGTCGGACATGGCCCGCTGGTCCGGTATGACCCGCGAGTGGGTTGCGAAGATCGCTCCTGCTCCGAAGTCCTGACACCGTCTCCTCCTTTCTTCTCCTGGCCCCGCTTCGGCGGGGCTTCGTGCCGTGTGGGTCCCCGGGAGCCCGCCGGGGGGGTGCGGGCTCCCGGGGTGGCGGCCGCGGCGTGGGGGCGCGGGCGGCCGCCGGTCAGGCGGTCAGCGGGCGATCCCGGCAGCGGTGGCGGCGGCAAGCCAGCCCGCGTACTCGTGGGTGATGCCGTCGTACAGCTGCTCGTCGCTCACGCGGTGCGGGTCACGCGCGTGGAAGAACGACGCGTTGTCGACGGCACGACCACGGAGGTCGTCGAGCTTCTGGAGGAAGCCGACGTGGTTGCCGAAGCCGACGAAAGCGAAGTGCAGCGGCGAGCGGGAGGCTTCGCGCAGTGCGTCCTGGGCGGCAGGCCGGGAGTCGGGTTCACCGTCGGTCTGGAAGATGACCAGGCCGGGTGTCGGGCTGTCGCCGTGGAGGTCGACGATGTAGTCGATGGCGGCCGCGTAGTTGGTGGAGCCCCAGCTCACGGTCTGGTGGGAGCGGTTGATGATGCCCTGGTACGAATCGAGGCGGACGTCGCCGGCCTGGCTGACGTGAGAGCCGAAGTAGACGAGGGGGACGATGCCGTCGTCGTCCAAGTTGGCGGACAGGCCGAGGGCCTGCTCGGCGAGCTTCTGGACGCTGCCGTCGCGGTAGAAGTTCATCATCGACCCGGAGTGGTCGAGGACGAGGTAGACCGCGGCGCGCTGCCCGGTCAGTCCGGACTTCTGCAGGCTGACGGCGGCCTTCTTGGTGAGGTCGACGAGCCCGGACGGGATCTTGTCGAGGTTGATCGCCGGGCCGTAGCTGGCGGGTGCCGGGAGCTGAGTGGTCGGGGTAGTGGTCTTACGGAAGATGTTCATCGTGTTCTCCTTGGGGTGGGTGGCCCCGCCGCGATAGGTCCGTGGCGGGGCTGCTGCTTATTGGCCGATCGGTGCCGAACAGCGGGAGCAGAAACCCGCATTCGGCGGCAACGGAGCGGAACAGTTCGGGCAGGTCATCTGGCTTTCCCTTCCTCCACCGCGGCGCGCGCGGCCTTGTACGCCTGCGGATTCGACCGGCGCTTCCCAGACGCCACGGCCCGCGCGTCTGCCACACGGGAGTCGTTGATCGGACTCGGCGTCGTCCACGCTCCGGCCGGCACCCCCGGCCCCGGGGGCGTCTCCGGCAGCCCTCGCAGCGCGTTCGGGGTGTGAGCCGCACACGCGAGCCCGGTCAGGTACGGGCGCACGCCCTCCGTGGCCCCGCAGTAGCGGCGCTCGGCGCCGACCCAATGGGCGCAGCGGGCGGTCATGCCGCGGCCTTCGTGGTGCCGGTCCTGCGCAGCCGGTTGTCCGCGCCCGTGTTCGCGTCCTTACACGGCCGGCACGCCTCCTCACCACGCTCGCGGTGCCGCCGATACCCGGCCCGCGTCCCGCACCGGATCCGCTCCTCGTCGTCCGCGATGTGCAGGGGCAGCACGCATTCGGAGATGCCGCAGTCGACGAGGACCCGGCCCTGCGGGTAGTAGCCGCGGTCGACGATGAACGCGAGCTGTTTCGGGGTGTAGTCCTGGCCTTTGAAGCAGGGGCGCGCGGGCCCGGTCCATCCGAGGTGGCCGCCGTGCAGGCGGACGGTGTTGTCGTCGAAGAGGCTGCGGAGGGTGGTCGGCTTCGGCTTCGGCTGGCGGGCTTGGGCTGCTTTCTCTGCTGCTGCTTCGGGGGCGAGTTTGCGGCGGTTCGTGACGCGTCGGAGGCTCGCGCGTTCCTGCTCGGTGAGGCCGCCGAAGATGCCGCTCGGGATGCTTGCGGTGAGGGCGTACTGGAGGCAGGCGTCAGCTGAAGGGCACCGCCTGCATACAGCCTTGGCCTGCTCGATGACCAGTTGCCAGGGCCCTTCGTAGCCCTTCGGGAAGAACAGTTCCGGGTCTTCCTTGCGGCACAGTGCGGTGTCTCGCCAGTCGGGCTTGCGCGGGGTTTCGGGGACGCTCCCCTGGTAGTGGCTCATGCGGCGGCGCTCCCGAAGATCGCGGTGTACTGGTTGCGCATCGGCTGGTCCTCGACGTGCCGCGGGTGCACACAGCCGGTCCGGCCGCAGCCGGTCTCGACGCGGCCCACGGGTTCGCGGCCGTTGCCGAGGCGGAACGCGATGCGGTGGACGGAGTGACGGCCGCCGCCGTGCTTGACGTGGGCGCCGTTCCTCGGGCTGTATGCCGGCCAGATCAGGTGTCCGTCCGGGGTGGGTTGTGCGCGCCGCCAGAACAGGTCTTCGGGGGTTCCGGCGGTTTTGGGTCCGGGGCGTCCTGCGGGGATGCCGAGGGTGGCGCGGGAGCGTTCGACGTAGCCGGTGGACACGCCGAGTTGGCGGGCGATGGTGCGGTCGCCGTATCCGGCGGCCAACAGTTCGGCGATGTCGGGGCGGACGGTCATCGGGCCACCGCCACGGTCCGCGTGGGCCAGTGCACGCCGTCTAGTGCACGCCGCTGCTGCTTCGGCACCTCGACCAGCGGGAACCCCAGCCAGTCCATGCCCATCGCCGCGAGGGTCGCCGCGTCGCTGGCGTCGTACTTACCGGCGCCCTCGCACCAGATCCCCAGCCGCTCGACGACGAACGTGTGGACCATGCCCTTCGCGATCCGGGCCCGCTTCTCCTTCGGCTCGTTCTTCGCGGGGAACGCGGCGCCGGTGGCGTAGATGGTCCGGCTGTGCGGGGAGGCGACGGCATACGGGATGCCCTTGCGCCACAGGTCGTGCGTAAGGATCCACCACATGCCAGCGGTCTCGTGCTGGCCGGGCAGCATCTTCGAGCCGTAGGAGGGGCCTTCGATGACGACGAGGTCAGCGGCCTTGGTGCGGTCGAGGACTTCGGTGCGGAGCCATTCGATGCGTGCGTGGCCCTTGTCTTGGTGCTTCCAGCGGAGCGCGTCGGCGGAGTCGGGTGATGCGATACCGAGGCTGGTGAGGCTGGAGTCGATGCCGATGACGAGGGGCCGGGGCCCGGCCGTGGGTGCGTCCGGTGCCTCGGGAGTCAGATCGAACAGCATGCTCATGCCTGCTCTCCCTTCTGCTGTTCGTCGCGGATGGCCTGCCACAGCCGGGCGCAGTCGGCGTCGATGTCCTCGCCGTAGGCAGGCGCGTCGTAGAGGCGCTGGAGTTCGTCTTGGACAGCGAGGTTGATGCCGGGCGCGGTGTCCACGACCGGCGGCACTGTGGATCGGATGAACTGCTCGCGTTTCTGCGTCTCGTGCCGGTGGGCGCTGCGGGCCCACCGGTAGACGACGTACACGCCGGCGACGGCGGGCAGGACCGAGACGATGGCGGCAGCGGTGATGCCCATCACGCCACCTCCCCAGCGGTGATGGTGACGTGCCCGCGGTCGCACCGCCGTGCGCCGCCTGGGTGCACGGTCACCGGAACCTCGGCACCACAACCCAGGCACAGGGCGGACGTCTGCCCGGCCAGGGCGGGGATCAGGTGATGACCAGGCACGTACTCGCCGGACTGCCGACGGCGCGCCCGGTGCTGGCCCTTCGGCCGGGGCGGGGTCACAGCCCACCGGACCAGACCGGTCGCGCCGACCAGCGCGGCCATGAGCGAGGCGGCACCGAGAGTGATCGTGTGGTTCACGACGTCACCTCCGACGGCGCGCCCTTGTCCTGTCGCCGCTTCTGCCAGTCCACGCCCGCCAGGACGGCCGGGTCGTTCAGGCCGAGCAGCCCGTCGAGGCGGCGCTGCAGCCGGTCCGCGCGCCGCTTCTCGACCCAGTACGCGGCGAGATAGCGGGCGCACGCTCCCAGCACGCGGGCCAGGCGGAGTTCCATCGCGGCCAGGTAATCGGGGTCCGATTCCGCGTAGGCGGACAGGCGGGTGCAGAGTTCGAGATTCCGGCCGTACAGGCGCCGGTTCGCGGCGTCGAGTTCGGCGTTCTGCTGGACGACCTGCCGGCGGTTGAACATGGCGGTGTCGCGTTCCGCGCGTGCGGTGTCGCGTTCCTTACGGAGCCGGATGTTTTCGGCGAGGACTTCACTGATCTTGTTGTTGCTGCGGCGGTGTGTGGTCAGACCGAACATCACGCTTCACCCCGGCTCGGCGCCGACAACAGCGGCCACTCAGGGGCGCAGTACGCCCGCGGGTTCGACCTCCGAAGGAACTCCTGCAGCCCAGCCTGCTGCTCTGCCCGCCAAGCCTTCTGCGCCGCGTACAGCTGCTGCGGGCCCATGTCGGCCAACTGCGGGTGGTAGTCGAACTGCGCGTCCGCCAGGAGCAGTGCGGCGAGGGCGTCGGCTTCGGCGGTGTGCCAGTCGTCCAGGGCGACGCCGTACCGTTCGCACGTCGGCTTCAGCTTCCGCAGCCCCGAGCCGCGCAGCTTGGGCACGCACTGCCGGTCGATGACGTGCGGATCTAGGAGCGGCAACGGACCAGGGCCTACGCGGTCGTACATGGTCGGCAGGTCGTGCCGCTGCAGGTCGTAGTGCAAGACGGACCAGTCGTAAGACTGGTTGAAGGCGATCACCGGCATGCCGTAGGCGATGGCGGCCGCGAGGTGGCCCGCGATCTCGTCGAGGGTGGTCTTCGGGTCGGTGCCTTCGGCCTGGGCCTTGGCGTCGTCGATGCCGTGGACTGCGGTTGCTGCGGGCGGGATTGGAACTTGCGGGTTGATCAGGTACGAGAAGGTGCGGTCTTCGAGACCGCCGCCGCGGACGACCAGGGCTGCGGTGACGATGCGGGCATCGAGTGGGTTTACGCCCGTCGTCTCCGTATCCCACGCAAGGCGGCGAAGCTGGTTGAACCTCATGCTTCACCGCCCGCCGTGATCTGCGGCAGGACCAGGTGGGAGAGCGCCCCGGACTGCCACGCCGCGGCGATCGCCTGCTTACCGGCGTCCGGCACCGTCATTCGCGTGTACGCGGCCCGGCCCTGCATTTCCACACCGGGCACGTCATGCAGCTCGCCGGTCTCCGGATCGCACCATTGCGCGACGCCGGCGGCGGTCATGTCTTTCAGCAGGCGTGCGGTGAACGCGGCACGCACGTCGGTGACGAAGCGGCGCTCGATCTCCGAGGCGTAGTTGTCGACGACCCACGCCTTGAACTTCTCGACGTCGGTGACGACGGCTGCGGCCTTCGGCTGCACGAGGCTGGCAGTGCCGATGTCCTGCTGCTCGTCGAGGCTGATCGTGACTTTCTGGGTTCCGGTCTCTGCCTTCGCTGCGCGTAGCCCGGCTTCCAGGTCCTGCTTGGCGGCCTTGAGCTCGTCGCCGATGGCCTTGTACAGGGTGTCGAGGACCGCGGCGCGGGCCGCGGTGTCCTTGAGGCTCATGTGTGATCTCCTTGCTGGGCGGGGCCCCGCCTGCTTCCGACGGGCGGGACCCCGTGCCATGAGTGGGTCAGGCGGCGGGCGCGCCGCGCATCAGCTCGGTCGCCTCACGGAACTCGGCAGTCGTGCCCTGCTCGATCGAGTGGCCGAACGTGGACTGGAACTGGGCAGCAAGACCGGCAGCAAAGCCGATCCCCGCAGCGGTCTTCTGCATCTCGTCGAGCGCCACCTGCCGGTCCTCGTCAACCGGCGCGGGCACGGGCCCCGAGGCTGCAGGCGCCGACTGGGACGTGTTGCCGTTCGCCTGATCCGGCACGACGGCCGGCGTGTGCGGTACCGGCTCCGGCTTGACCGGGGTGTCCTCGGACTCCCGTACCGGCTCGCCCATGTACGCCAGCGACCGCAGTACGACCGCGTCCTTCGAGCCGTCGTTGTACAGCGACAGGCCGAACTGGTCGCCGAGGTTGACCGCGCACCGCTTCAGCGCCTGAGACAGGGCGGTCTTCATGGCGAGGTCGTGGGCGTCGCCGAGGGAGGGCTGGTTGATGGCGTCCCCGGCGGCGGCGTCCTCGAACGAGGTGATGACACGGCCGTCTGCGGTCTTGACGGTGAGCCGGACCTGCGCCCGGTAGACGATCGTCCACCGGGAACGCTCGCCCTGCTTGGTCTCCCGCTCGGCAACGAGGTCGAGCGAGAGCGTCTCAACAGTGAAGCCCTCGAAGCCGAAGATACGGATCAGCTGTCGGCGGACGTCCCAGGCTTCGAGGTGGGACATGCCGCGCAGGTTGCGGACGCGGTTGCCGCTGATGGGCTGGAGGAGGACGTCGACTTGCTGTTCGGTAAGGCGGGCGGTGGTGCTCACGGGCGGTGGTCCTTCCGGGTGTTGGGTGCGAGTGCGATGCCGGCCATGCACACCCCGGCCGCGGCGACGATCGCCGCGTAGCTGGCGGCGGTGCCGGTGAAGGGGATCGTGGCGACGGTGACGACGAAGGCGGCGGCCACGGTGACGGCCGTCCAGTGGGCGGCGAGACGGACGCTCATCGGTCCCCCCGACCTGCGAGGCCGCCGAGGACAGCCACCACGGCTGCCGCCGCAACCCACACGATCCGCTTGACGGTGGTGTCCTGAACCAGCAGCGACAGGGAGGCCCCGGCGATGACCGCGAGACCACCGACAGCGGCGCAGTACAGGGCAATCCACCCGAGACGACTGCGGGTCACCGAGCCACCCCCTCATGGGTTGCGTGATCGATGAGAAGCTGCTGCACCCGCGGCAAGTCCTCCTGGCGCAGAGCAGCCGCCCGCAGTTCACGGACCACGGCACGCAGCCGCTGCAACTCGCCCGGGTACGCCTCGTTGTCGGGCTTCTGGTAGTCGGCGATCTCTTCCAGGCAGGTGATCGCTTCGTTCCAGCCGGTGCCGTACCAGACGGGCCCGGTGAGGGCGGTGCAGGTGACGGGGATGGCGCGGAGCCGGCCGATGGCCCTCTGGAGTGCCTCGGCGCGTACCTCGGTGCGGTGGGCGTCGAGGAGCGCCTTGAACTCGGCGCGCCCGTGGTCGCTGTAGGTGGGCTGATAGCGGGCGACCAGGTCGTTGTAGGCGCTCACGCGGCAGCACCCCTCACACGGCGCTGCGTCCGCATCACCACGGCCGCCGTCTTCGCCGACAGATCCGCCAACGGCTTCGCCAGCTTCGCCATCCGGCCCGCGACCTTCATGGCCTGCGGCCCCGTCAACGCGACCTTCGTCGACATCCGCTCCACCAGCCGGGCCTGCAACTGCTCGAACGCGAACCGGCCTTCGAGCGGAGCAGCCGGGGTGGTGTCGGCGATCTCCCGGAAGTCGTCGTAGAACTCGTCTGAGCACAGCAGGTTGAGGAGCTCGGCGACGTTCGCGACGACGAGCGGTTCGACGTCCGCGGTGACCATGAGCGGGGTGGCCTCGACGTACATCGGGCCGCGCACAGCGTTGTTTTCGGTCATGAGGTCATGGCCCCCTTCGGGGAGGTGGTGAGGAGGAGGATCAGAGCGGCCGCATCAAGCGCGACATCACGCACAGACCGGCGGACGTTACCCAAGACGGGCCCCACGACCAGCAGCACCGGGACAGCCCTGTCCGACTCGTCGAACCGGCGCGGATCGAAATACGCGGCATTGGCGTAGGCGAACGCGAGCACGACACCGAACACGCCGACCGAGACGAGACCGAGGGACACTGCGGCAGCCGGAGTCAGACCGGCGAGGAACATCAACACGACGCACCACCCGCCTCAGCCGGACGGCCGTGGCACAGCCACTCCGACGACAACCCCGCCTCAGCCACATGCGCCCCATGCGGGCCAGCCAGCCCACACACCCGGTCCGGCAGGTCATGGCTCATACAGCGGTGCACCACGGGAACGGGAGACGAGACCTCCACCGGCGCCGGAGCAACCCCCAGTTCCTCCAACGCACGGTCCACCAACGCCGCACCAAGCAGGTCACCGGCCGCCTTCGCCTGCCGTACCTGCCGCTCCAACTCGGCAACCCGAGCCCGCAGCCGCTCCAACTCCGCGGCCGTCTCCGGCGTCATGTGACGGCCAGCCGAATCGATCGCGAACGCGATCCCCATCGGCGTCCGCTTCCCGTTGTTCTGCGCCCGGCAGATCACATCCGCCAGCGAGTTCAACGCCCGCGTGTTCATCGCCGCACCGCCAGACGAACCTCATCCATCACCGACTCGTCCGACGACACCGTCACCGACACATGCACCCGCACCGGCGGAAACCCGTCCGAGTCCGACCACGTCCGCGTATGCAGCGTCCACACCGTCTGACCCCACGGCAGAACCGTCGTCGTGACCGGGCCGCCCTGCACGAACAGCCAGTCGGCGAGGACGTTCATGTCCGTCGCCGTCACCAGCACCCGGTCGGGCAGCGCCTCCCACGCGACATGCGTCTGAGGCAGCTCCTTCTCGGTGACCGTCGTCTCGTACGCCACCTCATTCCGGCGGCGCGCACGCTGCGCATCCACCGGCGACAGCGGCTTCTTCGGCAGCGTCATCACGAGGACGCTTCTGCCGGGGAGATCGCTAGGATTGTTGCTCAAGGTGATCCACTCCTTCGATGGGATCTGGTGGATTGCCGAAGCTGGGGGCTCGCCGGGCCTGGCAGTCGGGCGGGCCTTCGGCATCTGGTGGGTCAGGCGCGGGCAGCAACGCCCTTACGCGACAACTCGGCGCGGGCCTGCGCGGCGTTCTCGGACTGCTCGGCCAGCCACGCGCGAACCTGAGCCAAGTCGAAGCGCCGGATGCCGCCAGGGAGCCGCTCGACGGGGCACCCCTTCTTCCGCCACTCGTTGACCGTCCAGTTCGAGACGCCGTAGTGCGCCATGAGCTGCTCGGTGTTCAGGAGCGGAGCGATGCCAGCAGAGGCGAGGAGCTCGGTGCGCTCAGCGATGGTCTGAGTCGCCATGGGGGGTAGACCTTCCTACTGTGTCAGTTGAAACTGAGGGCATGTCGAAGTGCCGTTGGAGGGGCTCGTCGAGTGCCGTGGTGATGAGCCATGCGGTACGGAGCCGGCACTTGTTGGCTGCGGTCTTTCCGCGGCCGGTGACCTTGATGACGGTGGCGAGGCTGACGCCCTGTCCGCGGATGTCGACGGTTCGCGTCTTTTCTGCAAGGTCGACCTGGGTCACTCCGGTCCGCTCCATTGCGGCTCTGAGTGGCTGGCCTTCGTCCTTGCGGATCAGGTCGGTCATGTGTGGCCTCACGCCTGTTGGGGACTGCGGTGCGGCTTGGCGTCGCCGTTGACACATTTCTACTGTGTCAGTGTCGGTGAGGTCAAGTGAGTCGGCGTGAGTTTCGGTGAGGCATCCAATGGGGTGACGTGATTCGAATGCGTGTCCTATGGTGGGCGCACATGACGGCGGCGACGGCGTGCGACGGGGAGGTCACGCGACGCGTCGGTATCACGCCACGCTTCTACTTTCACTTGCAAAAGTAGAAGATCAGCATGCACTCTTGGCCCGTGGAACATGAGGAGCGCACCGAAGACCTGGCGCAGCTGCTCGCCCGCCTGAAGTCGGTACACGGCGTCAGCTGGAGCGAGGTCGCGCGCCGCATCGGCGTCTCCCCCGCAGCAGTCAGCTCCTGGGTCAACCGCACCCGAGGCACCGGCCGCGGCCCGAACCGCGACAACCTGCGCGCCCTCCACCAAGCCTTCCCCGACTTCACCGAAGACGAAATCTTCAAAGCCGCCGGCCGCCGCACCCCTGGCCCCCTCGACTCCGACCGCGAAGCCCGGGTTCTGGAGTACTTCCGCGAGCTCACCGAAGAGCAGCAGCGCGCGAAGGAGATCGAGATGCGGGCGCTGTCCGAGGCGAACCGCACGAAGCAGGGATAGCCGTACAACCCTTCGCCCTCCTCGCGTGTCTCCGTAAGACGCCACGCTCACCCAGAGTGCATTTATGCGCACGCAGAAGCGCCAAACGGTCGCGAATCCGCCACGCAAGGAGTACCTTCAAGCGCACGGCCGATGACCTCCCCCACGGCTACCAACCTGTCGCCTGCATCTCCGGGGGTCCGGCATGTGCGTCCGCGTCCAGTACGTCTCCGCCTGGCCCTCCAGCCCATACGACGCGGACCGGAATCTGATCAGGATCCCCACGCAGCTCGAAGGGGCCTACGCACTCAGCGCCGTTCGCAGGGTCCTTACTGAACTCGCCGTCGAACAGCCGCCGTCCGGTGCACGCTGCTGGTGCGGGGAGCCCGTCCGGCTCCTCGCACACGTACCCGAGCAGCGAGAGAACGGAGAGCAGACGGTGATCCGACATGGGGCGTAGGACCGTCAACAACCCACGGCAGGTGCCGTCCAAGGCATGCGGCTGCGCCCGCTGCATGGACGTGTACCCGCCCGGCGACAAGTACAGCGACCGCAAGCGACGGCGGGACTGCACCGGCCCGTGGCAAGCCCGCTACAGGGACCCGGCCGGCAAGCAGTGCTCCAAGAACTTCCCCATCAGCGATGGCGGGAAGAAAGCAGCCGAGGCGTTCCTCGACGATGTTCGCTCCCGCGTCCGGCGCCGCGAGTACGGCGACCCGAAACGCGGCGAGATCACCGTGTCCCAGTGGTGGGACCTGTGGTGGCCGGCACAGCCGAAGAAGGCCGTCACGACGACCAACCGCAAACTCTCCAACTGGCGCCATCACATCGAGCCGAAGTGGGGCCAGTGGCGTCTGTGCGATCTGGAGTACATCGAACTGCAGAAGTGGGTCACGGCGGAGGTGAAGGGCTATCACACCAAGAAGAAGGTGCTGGAGCTGCTGAACCAGATGCTGCGCTCCGCGGTGAAGGACGGCAAGCGGATTCCGTTCAACCCGGCCGCCGAGGTGGAGATCGGGGCTGCGCCGAAGAAGGACACCGAGGACTCGCGGCCGCCGACCCGGGAGCAGTGCGCGCTGATCCGTGAGCACGTCGGCGTGTGGTACCGGCCGCTCGTCGTGTTCCTCGAAGAGACGGGGATGCGCTGGGGTGAGGCGACCGGCCTGCGGTGGGGGCATGTTGACCTGGAAGCTAAGCACCTCAAGGTAAAGGAAGTGCTCACCGAGGACCGGGGGACCTTGCTCCGTAAGGCGGCTCCCAAGTCGGCCGCCGGCTTCCGCACGGTGCCGCTCACCCCGGCGGCTGTTGAGGCCGTGCGGACGATGGCTGCCCGCTTCAAGCCGGTGGAGACCGTCTCTCCGATCGGGGACGGGCGGGACTTGCATCCGGAGGAGCTGGTGTTCCGCGGGCCCAACGGTGGCACTCTTACCCGGCACAACTTCCGCAGGACGTGGATTCCGGCGATTCAGGCTGCTGGCCTGGCACGGAAGGTGCGGAACGAGGAGACGGGCCGGGATGAGTGGTGGCCGCGGGTGCATGATCTGCGGCATGTGTTCGCTACCCGGTTGAAGGATCTCGGGGTTCCGGAGAAGGACGTTCAGACGGTGATGGGGCACGACCGCGGCAGCAAGGTGACGTGGCTGTATCAGCACAGTGCCGAGGATGTGGCGGCTCAGGTGCTTGCTGTTATGGCGCCTGAGAAGGCCGTTGTTCGAGTCCTCAAGGCGGTGTAGGGGTGGGAGTCCACAAAGAGTCCACAACACCCCCTCACTGATCCTCACTGACTCTCACTGAGACTTGCTTATGCTGGTCAAGCCTTCGCCGGTCCGGTCTCACTGCGGCTCATTCGGCCTCACCGAACCACATGATCGCTTTACGCTTTCTCCTAAAGCGGGTGTCGCAGGTTCGAATCCTGCCGGGGGCACAGACTGTGTAGCAGGTCAGAGCTGGTGCGGGCCTCTCGTTCAATTCGAACGGGAGGCTCGTTCCATGATCGGAGTCCACAGAGAGTCCACATCTCCACGGGATCTTGCTGAGCCTCACCCATTCGGGGGACTGGACAAGGTTCAACTACCACGTAAAGTGGCTGCTCGTGAGAGGGGCAGGCACGTCTCCCCACGCGCGCCTGAGACGCGCTTCTCATGTCCTGTGGGCGTCCGGCGGGGAGGCCGGCCTCACGGGGGAGGCCCTCGCTGGATATGTCGGCGAGGGCCTCTTGCATGAAGACAGTAGACCGCCCCAGAGGCATATACCTCTGGGGCGGGACACCTCAGCCGAAGCCGCGGTGTCTGACGACCGGAGTGCGGAGACGCGTAACGCCCGTCCGATCGCTTCGGTGCCGCGCCTCGGCCGGCGCGACGGTTGTCGGGTTCCCCTACCCAGAGATCATTAAATTTGCCCAGCCGGGCAAAGACAAGAGCACAAGATCGTTACAGCGTTGGCGGGTGCCACTTGACCCGATGCCCGACTGGGTACACGCCCGTCGCCGGGAGATCGGGAACCGCATCCGTGACGCTCGCCTGGACGTCGGTCTGACGCAGATGCAGTTAGCCGAACGGATCGGACGCGACCACCGGACCATTCACCGGTGGGAGTACGCGCAGCGCGTCCCGGACCTCAGTGACCTGCTCCTGCTTGCTGACGCTCTCGGTGTCCCCCTCGCCGATCTTGTGCGCTGACGGCCTCTCAGCCCTGACACCTGCTCTACGCGACAGGACAGGCCGTCCGTCGGAGCAGCCAGCAAAAGGCCCCGCCCATCCGCCACGGGGGAAGCAGACAGACGGGGCCAGCTTCAGGGACTGCTATCACCGCCGGCGCACCACGCGACTTACCCGCAGCGCCGGCGCCGACTGCCGCCGGACCGGCCTGCACCGGCCTCCCGGGCACAGATACACCGTATGGCCCGCGCCGGACGGCGACATGTGATCGTACCGGTCGGGTGTGCCCTGGATCGGCTGATCGCAGCGCGCGCAGATCATCGGCGGCCTTCGCGGACCAGCCGGTTCAGCGCGCGGCCCAACGGGCATTCGGCGGCGTTGTCCACGCACTGCTCACAGGCCGGGGCGTGGTCGAGGAGCGCCCGGTATGCGGCTTCGCCGGTGTCGCGGCGGCAGGCGCGCGGGAATATGAGGCGGTCGTCGGTCTTTCGTGAACCGAGGTCGATGCCTGTCCCGACGGTGAGGGTCTCGCCGCCCCATACGCAGACGTGGCCGTCGCGCTGTGCGTCGGAGAGCTGTTCGGGGAGGGGGAGCAGGGCGAGTGCTTCGTGGGTGGGCATGCCGACGGTGATGGTTCTGGAAGCGTCCGTAGGGTTGTCCACGTCAGTCTGCTCTCGTCAAGGCGGCCGCCTCGGTTGGCGTGACCTAGGGCACAACATACGCTGACCTAGGGCACTCGGCTAGTGACTCGCGGATACTCCCCTCTTCCGGATGACGCGTGGCCTAGTACAGTCGCCAGTGAACTAGGACACGAGGAGACGACGATGCCCGACACCCAGCCGCAGCCGCCGTACATGCAGGTCGCCGAACGCATCCGCCGCCGCATCCTCGATGGCCGACTCGAAGAAGGCGCCAAACTCCCCAACCAGCGCGAGTTGGCCCAGCAGGAAGGCGTCGCCGTCGCCACCCTCGGCCGCGCCCTGGACCACCTCCAGGTCGAGGGCTACATCACCACCTCACGCCGCGGCACGTTCGTTGCGAACGCCCCCGAGATCGCCCCGTCCGGGTACGACCGGATCACCCGCGTCCTGCGCACGGGCAGCGTCCTCGCCGAGGGCGAGACGATGATTGTGACCCGCGCCGAACTCATCAAGCCCCCGCAGTACGTTGCTGAACTCTTCGACCTCGAAGACGGCCACCAAGTGGTACGACGCGAGTGGCACACCGGCAAGGGCCAGCAGCGCACCGGCCTGCACGTCACCTGGTATCCGGCGCACTTCGCGGCAGCCGTCCCCGAACTGCTGTCCACCGCGCGCTCGTCAGCACCCGGCCTGCTGCTGAAAATCCAGCAGACGACAGGGCGCACGGTCACGGACGGCCGTGACGACATCCACGGCCGTGACGCAGACGCACGCGAGGCCAACTACCTCGGCCTGCGAACCGGTTCACCGATCCTCGCCGGCGCGCACCGGCTGTGGGACGACCAGGGTGTCATCGAGTACGGCGAGTGGTGCCTGCCGATGCGGTTGACGATCGGGTACGAGTACACGGTGGAGGCTGCCCCTCCGCAGTGAGAACGTCGGGGTCGGTATGAGTGATTGGGCCGTGCCCTCGATACGATTTACCCATGTCCCCCGCTTCTTTGCCTGACGGCACTCTGCGCTCTGCTGCGGCCGTGAACGAGGACATCCGCGCACTGTGGGTGGACCCGCGGGTACGGCTCAGCGGGGAGGGGCGGGCAGCGCTGGAACGGCTCTACGAGGAATGGGCGGCGGCGGCACGCGGCGAGCCCATCAGGGCGGCTTGATCACTTTGCGGGCGCCCGTAAAGTGATGGCTTCCCGCAGGTCAGGCTAGTTCTCACGGGCCTCCGTGAAAACCTCCCGCCGCCACTCCCGTTTCTCCCGGGCCCGCTGCGCCCTCTTGCCCACCCCCGCATCCGGGCAGTCCAGCCCCGGGCTCCGACGGCAGGCAGGGCAGAACGACGGACGCATCCGGCTCAGCATCCGAGCCACCGGCCCGTCACCCGCCCAGAATGTGATGCGGCAGCCAGCCACCCACGAACACCAGCAGCCCACACAGCGCAAGGAACAGCCCGCGATGCGCCTTCGCCCACGGCCGGATGTGCTCCGACAATGTGTCCCCAGCCCGCTTCGTGCGCAGCGCATACACCTCGAAGCCGCCACCCACCACGACCGCGCCCGCAGCCACCGCGAGCAGCCCGTTCCACACCACACCCACCAGAGCCTCCTATGCGTACTGCCGCCGCGTCATAGCCCACGCCAGAGCCAACGGAGACGGCCCACCCTTCCCATCCCCCGGCGCCGGCGACGGATCCGAAGCCCCATCCCTGCGACACACCAACGCGTCCGGGTCATACGACGGAGCCTCCAAGTGATAGCCGTCCGGGCACGTCTGCCCGTCCCGCCCATCGGCGCCATCCTTGCCGTCCTGCCCCGCCGGACCAGCCGGACCCGGCTCACCCTGCGGGCCCGGCGGACCCTGCACGCCCGCACTCCCAGCCGGACCAGTAGCACCCACCACCCCCGGCGGCCCCGACACACCCGGACTACCAGCAGCACCAGCCTTCCCGTCCTTGCCCGGCAACCCGGCAGGGCCAGGCGGCCCCGACGGGCCAACCTCACCCCGCGGGCCGGTAACGCTCTTGCCCGGCGGGCCCGCCACCGGCTTCCCGCCCAACTCCCGCACCTGCTGCGCCAAAGCCGCCCGGTCATCCTGTGCCGCCCGCAGATCATGCGACAGGCCCTGCACCCACAGCGCCAGCACGACCACAGCAGCAAGCCCGCCCAGCAGCAGCACCGCAAACACGGCATCCTTACGGCGCTGCTGCTGGCGCCAGTTGGCGTGGCCCGCTGTCATGCGGTTCCCCGGCTTCCGAGGTAGAGGGTCAACAAGAGCATGATCACGGGGGCTATCAGCGCCGAGAAAATCAGACGGCGGTCAGAAGCACGCCGGTTGGCGGCGTTCTGTTCCGCTTCCTGCTTCTCCCGGGCTTCCTGCTTCCGTGCCTCCTCGATCGCGCGGACCCGTTCCGTCAGGACCCGCTCCCGTTCGGCGGCGGCTTCCTTCTCGTACTGGTAGCGCTCGATCGAGACCTTGCTGTCGAGCCGCCCGGCGACGTCGCGGAAGTCCTCCTTGAGGTCTTGGTGCACGGCCTCCAGGCGTCTGACGACCTCGCCGAGTGTCGGCTCATCCGGCACGTGCGGCTCCGATCAGACCCGCGGTGCAGTAGACGCCGAGTTACTCGCGCCTATCCCACGCGCGAACAGGCCCTTCACGAGCGACACCACCGCGGCGACACCGCCCGTGGCGGCGGCCTGCCAGAAGCTGGCGTTGAACATGTCCGCCGGGCCGGCCGCGACGATGACGGCGACGGTGCCGCCGAGGAAGGACCAGATGATTCTCTCGGCGAGGTCGATGGCGTAGGTCTTGCCGGTCTTGAGGACGGTGTTGACGTCGGGGAGTGGAGTGGTCATGACGGGCTCTCTCTTCTACTGGTTGGGGCAGAGGGTCTATTGGGCGAGGCGTCCGGCGATGTCCGCGGCGACCTTCGAGGCGATGACGTCGGTGAGACCAGGCGCGGCGGCCACCTGGACGGCGATCGCGGTGATCTGCTCGTCCGTCAGAGCGACCGCGCCCACAGCGTCCTGCATGGCCTCCAGCAGGGCGACAGCGTGGCGGCTGTACTCGGCGTTGGTCTGGAGCGCGTACCCGAGCTTCCACGTCGTGTTCTTCGGGGTGACGCCGTCGGCTTCGAAGTAGTCGCTGTTGTTGTACGGCGGCCGGGCTGCGGGTACGTGGTCGCGGTCGATGATCCGGTCGAGGTCGCTGTTCTCCAGCACGCCGCCACCTGCGGCGAGCTTGGCGAACACGGCGTCCGCGACCTTGCTGATGTCATCCGGGGTCAGGGCCACGGGATCCTCCTGGGTCGGTCCTGCTGCGAGGGTGGAGGCCACGTCCGCGCGCACCGCAGGCATGGCCATGATCTTGCCGGGGGCGTATCCGGGATCCCACTTGTCCGACGACCACTCGCCGTGCGCAATGACGGACTTCTCCGACCAGCCGTGGAAGTCGAGGATGGCTGCGGACAGCCGGCGGGCTGTCGCGTACTGGGCGGTGCTCATCGTGTGACTGCCCGAGTACTGAATCTCCACCCCGTAGAAGTGGGCGTTGCCGTCCACCCCTGTCAGGTTGCCCTTCGTGGGGTGGAGTTGGCCCGTGTAGTCCTCGGCGATCACATGCTGCAGCGTCACCGGGTCGCCGCCGCCCGCATGGTTCGCACGCCCCCAGCCGACCAGGTACACGGTGCCGTCCAGGCCGATGGAGAAGTGGCACAGCGGGCCGGGTAGATCGCTGAGGCCGTTGTAGAGGGTGCCTGCCGCGTAGGTGCGGGCGTCGGGGACGTCGGCTCCGGTGTGGTGCCAGATGAACCCGTTGAGCGGTCCCCAGGCGCCCTTGCTGTTGCGGTTGTGGGTGGCCCAGCCGGGGACCTCGACGTACCGGATCTGCCACTTCTTCAGCTGGGCGACGGCCTGCGCCGCGGTCATCGGAGTGGCCATGGTCAGGCTCCCGTCACATGGTTGTCGTGCGCCCACGCCTGCATCAGAACCAGCGCCTCAACCAGGCGAGGATCCGCAGCAGGAGTGGGCGGCGAAGGAGGGGTGGGCACCGTGGCCCAGACGGGGATCGTGACGTCGCCCTGCTGGGACAGCAGCCACTGCATATCGGTGGCCGTGATCCACGCGGATCCCTGCATGCCCCAGGAATCGCCCCACGAGTTGTCGATGCGGAACTGGTCTGCGGTGACGTCGTAGGCAGCGAGGACGTACTCGTGGCCGCCTGCCACGCTGGACGTGCGGTCGACTCGCATGAATCCGCCGCCGTCCGGGGCGAACATCGACTCCAGCCAGATGGTGCCGACCATGACGGGCCCGGTCTGGAGCGCGGACTTGAGGGCGTCGAGGCTGAACGCGTGCTTGTAGCTGCTGGCCAGGCCGAGCCTCTTCAACGCCTTCGCCGCGCCGAGCCCTGAGCTGCCGGTGTCGTCGGGCGGGTACTGGCCGTCGAATTCGTCGAGTTGGGTGGCCAGGCTGTAGACGCGGACGGCGAAGTCCTCGTCGACCGGAAGCACCTGGCCGTTGACCGT